ACTCTCTCTTTGAGAGCAGTGTCATCATAAGCCATAGAGATGGTATCTTTGTCATCAAACTCTACTTCACTAGAAGTTCCATCAACCCTAGTGTACTTGAGCTTAACTTTGTTACCTTCTCTAGACACAGTAACATCACTCACAAAATTGTCAGTCTTACCTTCTAAGGCTTTAATCCTATTGAGTACTTCTGTGTCATCATAGGTAGACCCTCCCTGATTTAGACAGCTAGGATCAATTACTATCTTTACCATTGGCAATCTCCTCTTCTACATGCCTTCTCATCTTCTCATTAAGACCATGAATGTAATGGTTTCCACCAAGGTCATTAAAGTACTCCTTCACAAGAGGCTCAGTCATATCCCACTTCTCTTGCCAAGTAAACTCAGTAGAGTTGTAGATGTTAAGATACTCAGAGCGTAAGCTAGAACGTTTAGCACCCTTAGAAAGCTCCTCAAGTTTATTTCTCTTATGGTTAAGCCAAGCTACACCACAACCACAAGCTGTGGTCACAAAGAGTGTTATTCCTGAGATCACAGCTTGGTTTTCTACAATCCTTAAGATTAATCTATCCATTTAGTTCTCCTATAGGGTGTCTATTGCACTTGAAATGATCTTACCTTCTTTAGTTACAACCTCACCATTAGGTTTTGTGATTTTAGCTGTGAAGCTAAAGACAGATTCACTCCATGGTTTATGTTCTCCTACCTTATAATTCATTTTAACAGTAAAGTCATTAACTTTATAAACATTATCACCTGTAAGTCCTTTGTTCAAGTATTCTTCTACACTATTTTTTAGGATCTCACCTATTCTAGGCAGATCACTTTCTTTAACTTGGTTACCAAGATCACTAATACCATCATTTTCTCTAATATCCGTGATGATATCTCCATCATAAGTAACAATACCAAAGATAATATTTGAAAATACTCTTTCTATATTTTCATCAGGTGCTTCAGGTTCTTCCTTAGGAGCTTCTTCTGTGTGAGGTACATTATAAGTTTGCTCTGAAACTACACCATTCAGAGTAGTTCTTACATTCAATACATAGTTAGTCTTACCACTTAGTACTTCTGAACCTTTTTCATATTTAGGTCCTTCAAGCACAGCTTCTACAGTAGTTCCTTCAGGTAACTTAGCCTTTAAGTCATTGATAATCTTATCTTCAAAGGCTCTCTTATCATCATTAGATACTTCAGGAACTTCAACTACTTGACCATCTTTAGCGATAATCTTAGAGAACTTATCTTCTACTCTAGGTAGTGCTTCTAATAAGTCAATATTAGTTTCAGTAGTAGTACCAATACTCATAGGTTCAGACTGATAAACATCACCATTAGGTTTAGTGATCTTCACAACCTTAGTATATAGAGGTGCACCTGTAGCTTTATCTCCTACATTATCACCAGGAATTTTATTGACTAATACTTCCACAGTATAGTCTTTAAGCTCAGGAATATCTCCTACTTTATCTGTGATCTCTTTCTTGTAAGCTTCAATATCCTCAAGAGGAGCTTCCCCAATTAAGGTAATAGTATTGTTCTGATTAACCATATAATTACCTAAATGAGTATTAGTACCCAACTTACCTGACACAATAGTATCCAACTCTTCATTAGTGAGCACAGGCTTAGGAGCTGGATCAGGTTCAGGAGTAGGCTCTACTGGATTAGGTTGAGGCTTAGGCTCTTCAGGCTGAGGCTGTGGAGTAGGCTGTGGTTCCTCAGGATTAGGTGTAGGTGAAGGCTCAGGTTGAGGTTCTGGGGTTGGTTCAGGCTGTGGAGTTGGTGTAGGAGTAGGTTTTTCCTCTTCCTTCTTCTTATCACAGTTTAACACAATCTCAATATCATTACACTGAGGCTTCAGCATATCACAAGTTGCTTTAGGGATAGGTTTAAATCCCTCATAAGTTGGATAGATAACTCCACAGAGCTTATCTTCTTCAGCTAATTTATAAGCCATATTTTCTCCTATCTTACATAAACATCAATGGATGTTTTCTCATTAGTTAAGTAGGCTTTACCCTTAAAACCAAAAGGAGTGTCATAAAGTCTACCCTTAACATCACCCCAAGATGAAGGCACAGAAAGGATAATATGACCATCTTGGTCTGAAAGGAAGCCATAAGCATTATAGCTCTTATTCACATTTACACTTGTAGGGAAGTTGTTACCTGAGGAATAAGTCCATTCATAACCACTATATTCTACCCTACCTAGTGATATAAATTGAGCCAAAGTGTAGATCTGTTGAGTTCCTGACTGATCTAGACCATCACTAGTCTTATCAGAGAACTTATCATAGCCATTAGCCTTTTCAACTTCTTTCTTACCTGGCTCTTTATCTTGCTTAGAGTACTCAGTTTTCTCTTTTACAGCAGACTTAGGTAAGTAACCAACAGTACCATTGTACTTATCATAGATAAGCCATTCACCACTGATCTTACCTGTGACCTTATTACATTTGTATAAAGTATCAAGCACAGTGTTGTCACCATTACCTTTAATACCTTCAACCTTGTCCACTACAATCTCATAGAAAGTTCTTTGTACTCCTCCACTCTTCTTAGGTTTACCTGCATCAGCACTAGTACCACTAGATCCATCAGGAGTATAGTTATCTTGACCTCTGATTCTCACAATTCTAAGAATAGTTGCTCCATATCCTGTGATCGTTCTTGTATGCTCAATCACATGAGTGATACCATTGAAGTTTTGCTCAATAACTCTAGCATTATTTACTCCACCTCCTCCATACACAAGAGTGTGACCATAAGGTGTAGAAGGTTCATTAGTGGAGATAATGTCACCCACCTTTAATTGAGACTCATTTGAGTAAGGTATAACATCAGCAAAGCTACTGACATCATTACCTATACCAATCTGATTACCATTACCTAGTAAAGACCCTCCAAATTGTTGAGCTACCCAATTCACAATGTCTACACACTGGTAGGGTTGACTAGGAGGAAAGCCATCAACATCAATGGATTGACCTACCACACGCTGTGCAACTTGGTAAGCATTTGTCATATCAATTATACCTCAATCTTATCTCTCAGTAAACTTGAGCACAACCCTGTTATGTAAGAGAAGTCATAGCTAAACTCCTCATTATCTAGGGTGATAATGTTGTCTTTTTTACGACAAAAGATGGAGTATTTTTCCAGTGTAAGCTCTAGATAATCACTATCCATCCACTCCTTAGCTCCTCCATAGTCATGATTCTTATAAACCTGTCTAAAGAAGTATTCCACAGCAGATTCCACAAGGATTCTATTCCTCATACGTTTCACAAGAAACTTTTTACTCTCCATAGTACTCCATCTCTCTTTCAATCTCTTTTAGGGCATACTCAACCCTCTGAATATCACTTTTAAGGATCTCATTTTGGATCACACTTTGGTAATCAGTAGGGTGAGATGCTAAGTGCTCTTCAAGTTTAAACTGTTTAGCTTCCATGCTGTGTAGCTGGGTAAGCTTATTCTTGTATCTATTATATAGCCTTGATACTATAATGTTCATTAGTTCTCCTAGTTGATGTGACTGAACTTAAGGAAGTTTCTTAGTGTAATCTGTGCTTCACCTAGTGCATACACAGTGAAAATCTTCTCACCAGCACTGAATAAGGCACTTCTCTGAGCATCATTTAGATACCATGCAGAATACATTAAGTCATAACCTTCCATTGGGTTACTATTAGGGAAGATACCTTCTCCACTAGCATCATCACCAATCCAGTTACACCCCCACTGTCTTCTGAAGATCTCAGTAAGCTCAATCTCAGAAAGCTCTCCTGTAGCCTCATTCTTAGCACTTACAACTAAATGGACATCTGATAGAGGAGTTACTTTCTTACCATCACACTGAGATACATCCATCTTAATGATGAATTTTAAGAACCATCTTTGGAATCTATCTAAGTCACTTGGCACAAGGACTCTAAACTGAGCAGATCCTTTAGTTCTATCAATCACAACAGTATCACTTGGAGACTCATTCTTTTCCTTAGGTGATTCATCCTTACTCTCAAGGGCTTTCTTAACCACTTCAAAGTACTTGTTAGCTCCATCAATACGCTCTTGGAGTGCATTACCTGGAACTCCTCCCCAATCGGCAAGGAAACGTGTAGTAAGCTGTGCAATATCACCATCACTGGAAGCAACTTCTTTTACCACATTCTTCAGTGTCTCTTCACTCATCATGAAGGCCACTTGTGTGTTAAAGGTAAAGATGCTACTGTTTCTAGCTCTAGCAAACTCATATAATGCTTTAGACCTTGGACCTGTCCACTGACCTAATCCAAGACCAATCCAGTGTTTACCACCTACATTATACCCAGGTTCGTTAAGTGGGTCTTTATACAAGGAAGCAAAGGCTTGCCATGATCCCATGAGGTTTTCTGCTGTAGGTTCTTGTGCTACTTTATCATATTGTTTGCCTGTAGCATAGTCAGCCTCATACCTTCTAGCAGTAACATTAGACTCTCTCACAAAGTAACCAATAATAGCAGATACACCTTGTGCCTTAGCCTCAGGAATCTCTTTCTTGATAGCTCTAGCAAAGGTTTTTACTCTTGTTTCAATATCATCACTCTCAGATCCTTCAATACTATCATCTGAGTAAGGAGCACAGGAAGAGGCTGTAGAAAGTGAGTCAACATAGTCAAGAGCATAGAGGTCAGTTACCCCTCCTCTACGCTGTTTTGATTGCTGGATTACTCTTGATTTAGTTCTACTAACAGTATTTACTAACTTATTTAGATAATCTGCCATTTCTCCTCCTACTGATTCACAATGATATCTCTATCACTGTATAGATATTTAGAAAGCTCTAGTTGCTGTAAGTGGTTACTTCCTACTTGGTAAAGGTCAGTGATCTTGGTCACAAAGAACCAGTTACTTTCCTTCAATACCTTCTCATAGTACTTAGAACAAGCTGTGAGCTCCCAAACTCCTGCATTAAGGGTAAACAATACCCTATCTCCTGCCTGTACTGTATGCTTCTTCAGAGGCTCTACAGTAATTGTGTAGACTATCTTCCTGCGTGAGTTCTTAAGTCTTCTAATAGCTGTTCTATAGAGCTGTTCTGTGGCTCTCAGTCTATCAGCATCTGTGATCTCTTTATTATCTTCTGCGATTGACTGAGTGTCATTATCAGTAACTGTGCCCCAATAAAGCTCTCCTGCTTCTAAAGCAATACCTTCTTCATCTAGGATAGCAAACTCATCACCAATGATCTCAGGAGCAAACACAGGAAGCTGTGGATAGTCATAAGACCGCTGTGAGTTTACCTTATTACCTGTCTTTATCACAGGGAATCCTTCAAGCATGAACTTAGGATTGTAGAAGATATCTCTAAGTGTTAATGAACTAGCCCCTGAGTCTGACTTATCTGACATAGCTACAGCAATATTGATTGTGTCCTCATAATTCTCAGAAATGTTATCTAATGACACAAGGTAGTTGTACTCATTGATAAGTACATCTCTCTTGATACCAAAGATACCAAACTCAATAAGGTAAGGATCATAGCGATTGACTCTCCAATAGAGGGAAGTAGTCTTTTCACACACTTTGGTAAGGAACTCTAGGAATGATTCTCTAGAAAACTCATACTCAATCAAGTTCTTTTCAGCATAGTCATCTACATACTTAATCTTGAAGTCATTTAAGAGATCATCCTTGTGCTGTTCATTTGACCAGTAGCCCATAGCTTGCTCTACAGCAGATACTACAGATCTAGCTTTCACAGTAACATTAGTAGGAAGGGTTCTCTTACCCAACCTACCTATTACATGTGAAGTCTGAACTGTAACTGTGCTATTTTGATAGTCACTAGACTTGTCTCCTACATAACCTTCATACTTCCAGTCCTCTGTTTGGACTACAATGTGTGTATTACCACTGAGTAGCTTGGAATATTTTAAGGGTAAGGTTAAGGAGATAGCAGGAACTTCCATTAAGGCAAACTGTACTTGAATGTCATTAAGGAAGTCATCCTTAGGGATAATTACTGACTTCCTTCCTGAAGCCTCACTATTAATAATATAACCAATCATACTGTTACACTCTCATAATCTATATAAATACAAGCTGTATCGCTCTCTACTCCACTGACTGACACAGTGTTGAGTCCTTTCTTGATGTATGGTAACTCAGCACATAGTTTAAGCACAGAAAGTGAAATATCCTGATAGTTGAACTCTAGACATTCCCAAGATTTAGCATACTTAAGCTCACCTTTGTAGTTAGCTGTAAGCACTCCTGAGTACTCACCATTAATCTTGAAGTCAATATCATTAATCCTTACAATAGGATCTTTGAAGTCTCCTTCAATAGCAATACTCCACTTGTGACTGTCTAGTACTGTAGTAGATAGAAACTCTCCTGTGAGAACTTCATTCACACAAGTGTCACAGATAGCATGCTTATACATACATTGTAAGCCTTTACCATCTTTTTTACACTTAGAGCAGTTGTATACTACTCTCCACTTAGAGTTACATTCCTCAAAGAAGTCATTCATGAACTCTACATTGGTTTGTGCTGTACAAAGATCAATCATTCCATCCATCTCACAGCAATCACTCTCACAACACTCACAGTAGTTATTACAGTTAGGTAGCCCATTACAGCAGTGTCTTGACTTACCTAAGCAACTAGCTTTCATGTCAAGGAAGTCACAGTTGTCATAAGGCTCTAGGAATGTCTTATCCTCATCAGCCTTATACCATACACCATCAGGGTTATCAAACTCTACCTTAAACACAAGGTAGTCATCATCTGTGAGTACCCACTGTTTATTGTTCTGAATACTTGTGACATAAGCATTGCACCACACAAGCTGTAGACCTGTTTGTACAGCCCACAGCTTTCCTGGTGTCATTAATTGCTCCATGATGAAGTCATAGTGAGCTTGTACATGCTCTTCTGACCAATCATGTGTCTTAAGTGCTATCTGTAATGAGATTGTGTTAGAGTCCACAAGAGACATTTTACTAGTGTTACCAACATAAGACCCATTAGTAAAAGTGCGTGAGGTTTTATTCTCACGCAAACTAATACTTTCTGTCTGCTCATCAATAGATTTTCTACCAAGGAACACAAGGTCATTAAATTGGATGTAGCGTTTAGGTTGGGTGAAGTTTTCATCACATCTAAACATTAAACATACCTCATCAATCTGTCAATTCCAAACAACCCATTTAGATACTGAGATTTGTTGTCAATATTTTGACTGATCTTAGCATTATTTGTGTTGTATACATTATTAATTATAGTCTGTCCTGAGTTACTTTGCAAGGCTTTATTACCATACTTATTGAGATTATTTAGGAAGTTTAGCCCTAGACTCTCAACAGCTTTCTTTCTCAGTACATACTCACCAGGGGTAAGCATGGTAGGCACAGTGTCAGTTCCTCTAGGAGTCCAATCAACCCCAATGATATCACCATCAGAGTGATATTCAGGTATGATACCACCAAACTGTTTACGCTTGCCTTTCTTCTTACCTCCACCACTAACTGATTTAGGTGTAGAGTTAAAGATACTAGTAACAGCATTAGCAACACTGTTCACAAGAGAGTTTAAGGCTTCTTGGATCTTATTACCTTCTTCTGTAATCTTAGAGGTATCAACATCCTTAGGATCATTGCCTTTAACTTTGTCCTTAGCCTCTTTGATCTTTCCTGTGGTCTTATCTACCTTAGTCTTAAGCTCTTCCACAAGAGCTTGTCCTTCAGGAGTAAGTTTAGATACATCTACAAGGTCAATAGGGATTCCTTTAAGGAGTTCATTAGCTTTTTCTAGCTTGATCTGTCCTTTAGATTTCAACTCACCTACAACATTGTAGAAGTTATTAGCAGAAAGCTTGAGTGAGCTAAGGTCTTCTTCACTAAGAGCACCTTTATCATCAGCTACCTCTTGGATAGCCTTTTCAATGGTCTCACCATCCTTAAGTACTTTGTCAATTACTTTTTGTCTAAGTTTTTGGTCAATAATACCTATTTTCTCTAGGATAGTATTAAACTCTTTAGTGTCAGCCTTATAAGTAGAGTTGTCAGTCAATCCAGAACCTGTTAGCATCTTAAGCTCTTGGATAAGATCATCAACATTCTTACCTGCAACTTCATTGATTTTCTCTTTTGTAGCTTTTGATGCCTGTTGAAGTTTATACTGAATAATTTTGGAGTCAGCATCATCTAGTGCTTTACCAGCAGTAGAAAGACTAATAAGATCTTCAGTGTTAAAGTTTTCACTTTTCTTAACTATACCATCTAAAAGATCTTTCCAAACTTTATTCTTAGTACTATCAACTACTTTTCTAAGTTCATCTGTTGCTGTAGCATGGACTTCATCATTACTCTTAGAATTTGCTGTAGCAGACTCCTGAAGTGTTCTAGCCCATCTATAGAGATCTTCCTTGGAAGCATTAATGACCTTTTCCTCGCTAGCTCCCATGTCCATTAAGACTTTTTGCACAGCGGAGTCTTGATCTTCCTTATTACTGAAGTTCCCTCCTTTAAGTGCATAGTCTAATTGCTCTTTGACTTCAGCAACCTTCTTGAATGGAATCTCAGGAATCTTCTGAGTAGCAATTCCAAGAGCATTAAAGGCATCTGTGAAGTTCTTAGAAGAATCTTCTTGTCTCTTGAACTCAGTATCAGAGAGAGTTTGAATAGTTGCAGTAGTACCATCTGTGGTATTCTTAAGCTCAACATATCTTTTACCATATTGTGCATATAAAGCCTGTAATGACTTCATAAGCTCAAGGTCAGTCACACCAAGTTCTTCTTTCCATTGTGCCCAAGTCTTCTCTTGACCACCAATATTGACACTATACTTGTCAACATCCTTAGGAAGATACTCAGTAGCAAGTCCAAGGTTAGCCCCACCTTTACTTAAGTCTCCACCAAACTTACCAGCGTTACCTGACACAAGAGCTAGGGCATTAGAGATATCAGATTGCACAGAAGAGTCATTAGTGACTGACTTGTAGAAGTTCCTCATGAGGTCTCCATACTGTTTAGCCTCTTGTTGAAGAGCCTGTACTTTAGCCTCTCTAGCTACCTTATTCTGCTCTTCTTTTTGTTTCTCAGCTTCAGCTTCTAACTTAGCTTGTTCCTTCTTAGCTTGGTTTTCAGCATCATTTGTGAACATACCTTGGATAAGTCCTACAAAACCACCAATACCAGCACCAATAGCTGTACCAATAGGAGTGAACATAGAACCGATACCAGCACCAGCTAGAGCACCTGAAGCAGTACTTGTTATCACAGTAGAAGCCTGTTTCATTCCTGAAGAGAGCTTACTACTTTGAACAGCATTATTGATACCATCTAGTGCAACTCCACCAAACATTGTACCAATAGCTAGTCCTGATGTCTTAAGTGCTTGACCTAAGTTACCAGCCTTATCAAAACCTGCTCCAATAGCCTGTCTGAATGTTCCACCATTGGCTCTAACATTCTTATAAGCTTGAGCAGAGTCCCTAAACACTTTACTAAGCTTAAGTTGCTCTTTAGTGTTATTTCTAGCTTGTAAGGCTAAACCTGCATAGTAGCTTCCCATTTCAGGGTCATCAGCAAGGAAAGCTCTTTGACTCTTCTTAGAGTAGTACTTATCAGCTCTCTTGTTAAGGAAGCCTGAAATTAAACCACCACCAGTAAGAAGGCTTTGACCTCCTGTAAGTCCACCAGCTACTCCTTGCTTAACCTTTCCTGGAAGAGCAAAGTTGCTTAGTTGACCCAAGCTATTAACAGTTGTACCAATGAATGACACAATGTTAGACACAAGAGAAGTGGCTTTTCCAATAAGTGCCCCAATGATGAGGTATTTACCTACATGACCAAGTACTTCAGCAACCTTAGCAAACATCTCTACCATTACAGTAAGAGTGTTTAGGATCTTTTCAAAGCCTTTTTGTAGGTTTCCTCCACCAAATGACTTAATAACATTCTCAATAGCTGTTACTACAGCTTTAACGAAGTTTGAGAGTGCTTTAAAGAATCTCACACCTGTGTCAGATGTAAGGGCATTTAAGGCACTAGAGGTTATTCTAGCAAGCACAGGAGCTAAGTAATCAAGCAAGTCTTTTACAACATTACCTAAATTCTTAAGTCCATTTCTGAAGCCATCATTATCAATCCCTTGTCTTGTGAGTTTCACAAAGTTTGAGAAGAAGTCAAACACAGAAGAAATTAACTTGGATGCTACTTCAATTATAGGTGTTTTCTTGACTAGAAAATCTAATGTTTTAACTAGCTCTTCTGCAAAACCTCTAATAGATGTAACTACTGTAGTTGCGTAGGATCTATACTTACCATCACCTGTCAGTGTTTTTAATACATCTGACATACCCTTAAGGAACTCAGCTAATCCTTTTACAGCACCACTGTCAACAGCAAGGGTTTGTAGATTAGTGATAACCTCAATGGTATTAGTGATAGCATCTAGGATACCCCCACTGATTAATGATCTACCAATATCAATCCAAGAGGTAAGATATTTGATATAAGCATTACCAGCTTCACCTACAAAACGACCAATAGCACTTCCTGACTCATTGAAGAAGTTTATCACAGATTGCATCAATCCTTGGAAGTTCTTCATAACATTTGTATCTAAGTTAGATGCAAAGTCCTTACCAAACTTCTCCATTGATTTAATTAGTGAGTCACCAAACATAAGGGTAATAGCTCTTGAGAACTTATTGATATTCTCAATTCCTGTACCAATAGCATTACCTAGTGATCTTACATAACCTTCAAATTTAGCACTACCTACAAGATCTGTAATATTCTTAATGAAGTCTCTAGTAGCCACATACACCTTGTTAAGTGCACCTGGGGTAGTATTACCATCTTCATCCACTTTATCAAACACAAGGAGGTTTGAAAGTGTTTCTTTTAAGTTCTCAATAGCTTGCTTAGGAGTAAGGATAGAAGTCACAAGGCTTTGGAATTTAGGACTGTTACCAACTTCCTTAATGACATCTAGGTATTCATCAGCTGTGATACCCTTCTTCTGAGTAGCTTCAATGATAGACTTATAACCCTTAGCCTGAGCAAGTTCTAAGAGTCGTTTATTAACTTCAGATGCACCAAGAGCAGAAAATCTTTCTCTAGTGAACTTGAAGTCTTGTTGGTTAAGATAACCATTAGCAAGCATTTGAGCTGTTTGCTCTCCTGCTGTCTTAAGACCTTGCACAGGGTTTTGAGTTTGTGCAATAAGCCCAGCAAAGGCTTTTACAATATCCTCAGAGTCTTTACGGTTATAAGCATAGTAAGTTGATGCTTGGTTGAGCAAGTCAGAAGCATCATACACAGAAGCTTTACCATAATCTCCTAATCTCTTAAGAGACTTGTTTACATCCTTCTCATTAAAGCCTAGAGATGACATGTTGACCCTATAGATCTGCATAGCATCCCCTACTTTTTGTGACTCAGACACCATTCCAGCAACACCTTGTCTCAAGGTAGTTACAGCAGATGAAATGATGCCTTGGAAGCCACTAGTGAGCTTTCCATTGACTAATGATGTAAATGACTTCTGTACATTTAAAAGCTCAGATGAGACTGATCTGAGACCACTGAGCATGGTTTTAGCAGGATTGATAGCTCCTAGCTTAATCATGTTTGATGTCAGACTAGTAAGTGCTCTATCAGCTATAGACATAGCAGACCCTACGTTTTTCCAAGACTCAGCTAAGTTAGTGACCTCTACTGCTTGACTTTTTACCTTGCTACTTCCACCAACACTAGATCCTGATGCCTTGCTCACAAGAGCGTTTACATTATTGATCTGTCTTTGGATATCAGAAGTATCAATATTGAGCTTTAAATTAATAGAGGGCAGGTTATTAGACCTGCCCATCTTCTTAATCATACGTTCAATATCAAGCACAGTCGCTTTCATGTTATTCAATAATTTTGTCTTAGCCTCAATATCGTTAAGACCATTAATTGTAACACTTATAGTACGTACTGACATTAAAACTCTCCTACTTAAGCTACATCCTCAATGTTTCTACGGATTTCATAGAAGTTACCATTTTCATCACGACTTACAGTGAATGTCAATGACAAAGTGATTTCTCCATCTGTACCGAACTCTCTTGAGTTTTCTGTGATAAGGACATTGTTGAATACATAGTATTCTCTGATTCCTCTTGTGTTTTCAACCATTTGAGTAACACGGAAGTGAGTGTTTCTCAAGCGTTTGTCATTAGCTACGATAAGCTCAACATCACGCTCAGCATTGTAAGTCACAAGAAGTTTTTCACCAATGTACATTGGGTTCACAAGAACTGTACCACGACTCAATCCATGATGTGTTTGAGTAAGAGCGATAAACTCATCATCCTCAAGTCCTACACCAGCAGAGATTGGCATTGATGAAAGGTAAGTACAGTCACAGCGGTCAGAAGAGATAATGATTGTATTACAATCTTCATAGTAAAGGTCAGGGATAACAAGTGATCCATATTCTTTACCATCTACTTCAAGTCGTTCTACTGTGAAGCTGTCTGTCACAGGGATACCACTTGTAAGTTTCTTAGACATAGATTGAAGTGGGTTCAACCAGTAGTCATTACAAGAAGTTGTAGTAGCTGTGATTTCTTTAGTGATCTCAATTTGTGATTTGTCATATTGACGACCAAAACATCTAGCATCTGTAGTAGGTACTGAAATGTTGTGTGTGAATGAAGTCAAACATGAAAGCAACACATTAGAGAATTTACGCAACTCAGCACGATCATTAACGATCATTGGAGATGAAAGACCAATTTGACCATCAAAGTCATCTGTACCTGTGTAAGTAACTTCATAAGAGATTACTACACCGTGGTCAGAAGGTTTCCATCCTGTACCTGTTTGAGTCATTGCTTTTGTATCAGCAAGGTCAATGGTACGGAGTACGAATCCAGGTGCATGAGTTTCAAAGTTGTATGTGTACACGTATGAGTTAGCTTGAGCAAGATCTGTAAAGTCTGCTACAGCTACTTTAAGTTGGTAAGTACCAGCTTTAGGAACGTTTACATATACCATGTTGAAACCAAGTGCATAGTCATCAGCATCTGAACGTACTTGGTAGTTTACCTTGATAGCTTTATCTACAGCTTTCACATAAAGTGTACCTGTGTTGAAGCATTTCAAAGGTGTACAGTTTAGTTGATCTTCAGGCACATCCTTACGTACGTATTGTACTAAAGTACCAGTAGGAATTTGTACTTGTTTGTTAGCTTTCCAGCGAACACAAGGACGGATTTCCTCATTGATAGCGACAATAATTTTATTGTCTTTATCTTGGGTATTATAACCGTACATAGGATGAGACATATCTACAAAACAGTTAGACATTTATTTCTCCTTTTTCTTGTTATCAGCTTGCACTGAAGGTTTTGGGTTATTAGCTTCTTCAACCATGTGTTCACGGACACGTGCCATTGCTTGAAGCTCAAGACGGCTACCGTGACGGTTTGCAATCTCATTACGAGACATGAAGAACTCATCTACATTTAGTGGTTTTTCCACAGCCATGTTCTCTCTCCTTCTTAACATGTATATATTGATAAGGTAGCAGGGAATGAGAACATTTCAACCTCATCTACAAGCTCATTAGAGAAGTCTAATGGACATCCCACATCAAGCACTTTAGCATTGATAGGTAAGTACCAATTATCCAATGAAGCTACATCCTGAGCGAATGTCTTTCTCTGTATACCTTTTGGGGTTTTAACTTGATGAACCAACATATTTTTTATTTGACAGTGCACTTCTTCTCTATACTCAAGTTTACCCTCAGGAGTGTTCTCAATACATACCCTACCAGTAGGGGGAGACACAGATGAGTAATATACAGAGAATGTAACATAGAATCTAGGAAAGCACTTAGAAGAATTATCACAAGAAACATCTATTGCCAAGAATGGAAACTCAGCTCCTTGGTTAAGTTGGAAGTGCTCAGTAGTTCCTACGTGTTGGTTAAATTGCACATCAAAGTTATCATAACGTTTTCTAGGATCTAGCTCTTCAGGATGGTCAGGTTGAATGAAGTAGTCTAGAACACCAGCTCCATACATCTGAAGCCATTTCTTAATGTTTATGTATATTGCACTATTCATTTCTGTAGCCTCTTAGGAATCTTAACAGCCAATCTACTTTCAGCTCTTTCTCTATATGCAGTCACAGCAGACTTATCGCTCTGAGTTAGAATTGCTGTACCTGATCCCCGTCTACCTGAAGGGTGCTTAGCAGAGTACTGACCTACCCCACCTTTCACAAGTTCTCCTTCTCCTACATTTAGGAAACCTTCCATAAGGAAGTCAAATGGAGGATAATTAGGATAGCCTCTCTCAACATAAACTTTGGTATAGTATCTTACTTTACCTCGCTTAGTAGGAGGGAAGTCATTACGATCACTATACACCTCAAAGCCATCACTGACTTTTCTTATCTTAACTGAGTTTACCATTCTACCTGTTTGCTTAGAAGCAATAGCCTTAGCTTCCAAAGTACCAGTAAGAACAAAGTCGGTAAACTCTTCCACAAACTCAGTACCTTTCCAGTCGTGAATATCAGTCGTGGTCACGAGTAATCACCCCCTGTAACTGTTTGATATAAGGGGCACACTCAAGTACTTTCTGTTCACTCTCACGTGGAGACAGTCTTTCACCTGTCATCTTTATATCCCAGCACCCAGGCATAATCTCATAAGTGCGACATGCTACCACTTTCCAGAACATGTAACCTGCATCCTCAGGACATTCCCAATAGTTACACTTGGTAGATATTCTTTGCAAGATGTAGTAACCATGCTTAATATCAAAGTCACAAGAATGGTGTTGGTTGTGTAGTGAAAAGTAGAAAGTCTCTAGTTGTCTAGATCCTTCAAGAGTGTGAGTTGTAGTAGCATCACTCTCAGAACCCCTAGATGTAGGCATGTGGTCTACACAGTATAAATGCTCAACCTCTTCCCACAAGCACTTCATGACCTGCCTAGAGTTCTCATCATAAGTAGGTGTTGCTGTGCCTTGCCTTAACACAAGGATCTCTCTATTAGTTCTAGGTAGTGGCATCTACGACCTCCTAATCAAGATGATCTGAAGGAGGATAACCCTCACCTTCTCCTGGTTCTGTAGGTTGTTCCTCAGTTGGTTTAGGAGGTTCAGTTGGTGTAGGTTCTTCTGAAGGCTTAGGAGCTTCCTCTGTTACAGGAGGCTTTGGAGCTTCTTCTGTAGGTTTTGGCTCTTCAGGGATATGAAACTCAGTCTCTTCTACATTTCTTACATAGGTAGCTTCTGTGTTATCAGGTACTTCAGAGAAAGTATTTCTGATTACACCTTCCTTATCTGTGTATCTTAAGTTAGTTAGATACTTACCTAAGATGTCATCCACAGGATAGGTTTTACCTTGTTCAAAGATATAAAGCCTTCCACTGTAGTAAGTTCTATACACAGTTCTATAAGTTTCTACTCCACTAATTGAGCGACCAGTACCACACTTGGAACAGCCATAAGAGCGTTGCTCTCTAGCATACTCTCCATTGTATTTTACTAACATTCTTTTCTTCTCCCAATAGCTAAGTACATATTTTCTGTGTAAACTTTCTTACACAGGGATAGTGAACTAAGTGTCTTAAGTGCCCATGTGTTGATAAGCTTCACATAGAATGTATCTAGGCTTGTCTTATCCACAGTCCATTTACGAACAATGTAGTCTACTGATTTTTGCTCTAGGACAGCTCCTACAGCAAGTCTATCCATGTTAGCACACTCATCAAGTGTACCACATTTATTTTGGTAAGCTACAAAGATGTTCATGAAGTGACACATTGCTTCAAAGATACAGTCAGGTAGACTGGCAGAAGTATAACCAGCTTCATAATCAAGAATAATCTTGTACTCAGTCTCACAGGAGCAAGGATCACAGCATCTACAACATGGACTCAACTCTTCAGTTACATTGATTAGAATAGTTCCATCAACAAAAGACCAGTTGTACTTATCAGGAGTAATTTCATACTCCTCACGCTCAAGACCTTTTCTCTTGTGCATATATACCTTAAGTGTTGAAGGGTCAAAACCTTTAAAGTAGTAAGGCTTGATCTCAACCATTGCATCACAGCCACAGATTTCAAAGTCTTTGACTTCAATCACTTCATGTCTTCTAGCTCTTAAGATAGTATCACATTCACCATCAGTCCAACAGAACAGCCTAGCAAGGACACGGAGAAAGCTCTCCATGTACCGTTGCATAGTTGCTCCATCATCACAGTCAAAACAGCCACACCTATCTTGAAGCTTCTGTGTAATCTTCATTAACTCCAATTCAGGTTGCATATCTTAACTCCTTATTTTGCAGGGATAGTAGCCATAGGGAATGGATTGAGACCTGTAAGAAGACCTTGGATACGCTCGAATACCACAGCAGGACAAGTTTGATCCAATGGAATGTTGGCAATCAACAAGTGAGAGATAGGTGAGTTAGTATGTACCAAACCGAAGTTTTCGTACTTGTCACAGATCACTTCACATCCTGGTTTAGAAGTATCTTCTGTACGTTGTGTGTAGATAGAAGATTGTGGTACGAACAAGTCATATTGAGTCAATGCTTCAACTCTAGACAAGTCAATCACATAAGCTTCACCAGTCATAGTCTTTTCAAGGTCATAAGGCAAGTGGTAAGATACACCGAATGGAATACCACGGAATGAGATAGACTCACCGTTTACAGACCATCCTTGAGGAAGTTTACCATCTTTACCAGGAACGATTTCAGATTTGATTCCACGAAGTGTAAGTGGGTGAACATAGATCTTGTAACGTGCAGATTGGTTGTTCAATACATCTAGGTAGCAAGCTACTTGACGGAAAGCACCAATGATAGATCCTGAAGCATCAATAGGAGTAACCCCTGGGTGAGACATCATTTCAGCCACACCTGCGAATGGACGAAGACCTTGACCTTGGAAGTTCAACATACCTTGAACGATATGACGTTGAACGATAAAGGCAAATGTGTACCATGCCATGAATTGTTCAGCTTCTTCATAAGACATACCCAAACGTTGGAAGATATTAATAAGATCTCCTTGTTTGAAGTGCATTTTGTCTTTCATCAAGCGGTCAAGACGAGTTTCACAGTCTTTGAAACAGAGGTAACGTACAGGAGTAGCATCACCAGTTGCTTGCATAGTGAATTTCTCAGTGAAACAGCAGGCATCTGAAGTATCATTAGCAAAATCAGGAGCTTTAGTTCCCCAAGTGATACCTTCCATGATCCAGTCACCATTTTTAGCTTGGCGTAAAGCTCCAAAAGATGATTGTTCAAAACGTTTAAGGATATCGTTTACCAACTCATCATCCATACCAACTTCACGAAGTGAAGGTTGAGCTTTAGACCAGTCACGTGAGATACCGAAAGGAATCTTACCATCTTCATTAGTGAAGTTTTCTTTGTTAGCTAGTTGAGCTTTAGTACGCTCATACAAGTTATCAATAGCTTCACCAAGCAAAATATCAAAATTTACTTTAGTCAATTTATTGTCCTCCAAAACGAACACGTCCAAAACGGTTCTTAGGTTGTTCTTCTTCAACTACTTTAGAAGCTTTCTCAACCACAGGGTTTGCTTTGTCAAGCAACACAGCTAGTTTAGAAAGTTGTCCTTCTACAGCATCTTCATTAGCTTCTTTTTCTGCAATAATAGCATCTTTAGTAGCAATTTCAGCTTTAAGAGCTTCATTTTCAGCAGTCAATGCCTCAATAGCTTCAATAGCTTGTGCCAATGCTTGAGACTCTTCTGATTTAGCCTCTTCTTCTTTAGGCTCTTCAGTAGCTTCCTCTACCTTTTCTTCAGCTTCTTCAGCTTTAGGCTCTTCTTCAACCACAGGAGCTTCTTCAAGGACTTCATCCTCTTTAACTTCCTCAGGTTCTACTTGAGCAGAAAGGTGAGCAAGTACTTTTTCAAGAATTTCTTTATTCTTCAAGTGTTCTTCCTCATTTCTTACTAGTAAGGATGGATCATATCCACCACTCTTAGCATTACCAGGATTCCCTACAAAAGAGAAACCAGTAATCTCTACCTTATCTGTGATAGGTACATCAATATCACCGCCATGTTCCACATTATAAGCAATGAGTTTTGCATATTCTTCAATATCATCATCCCCAATATCTTTGTGATACCATAGGAACTCAGATGAGATTGCAAAAGGCTCATCTTGAAGAATAATATCCTTAACATTGCTTAGTTGTGTATTGACATGAGGTTTAACCAGTAGATCATATCTACCATTGTCATCCTGAACCAATTTAAGGTCACTCTTTCTGAAATAACCTTCTCTAACAGGATAACTATTGAGATCTCTGTGACCAGTTGATACATAACCTTCAAAAGTTTCATCAATGCTATCATACCAGTTCTTGAGTGTACCCTTACACAAGTAAAGTCTAATAGTACCATCCTGATAGAGCACAGAACCTTCAGATAACAAGGTCATGTAACCTTCACTGTTTTCAACCTTATTCACAGATAGGCACTCTTTTTCAGTGCTTTCTTGGGATAAGTTCAAGATGTTATCAAGGCTATCTTTTCTTTCAAGGTAGTCATTGATCTCATTCATGATCTTTCCTGCAATCTGTGTCTTGATGTGCATTATTCAATAACCTCAAACAAATTATATTTAAGTTTTCTTACTTTCTTACCACCACATGATGCACAGTAGGCATATTCATACTCAACATTGTCTTGTTTGAGTCCTGCCTCTGTCTCAGGTGAGTAAGGTAGCTGTTCTGTTTGCTCCTTTAGACTAGCCAAGAGAACTTCATCAGTAGTTTCATACCAACCCTCGCTCTCTTGGTTGTCACCAGGATAAAATTCAAAGAACTTTCGTGAGTTTTGGATAATACCTTTATCATTCAAGAAACTTACTCTAGCAACTAGGTCACGCTTCAGGAATCTTGATACTCTAAATTTACTCACTACTTGTCTACCTTCTTCTTTGTTTGTTTTTTAGGCTTCTCAGCCTCCACAGCTTTAACAGTTGTGCCTTCAGTGATAGAAGAAATAACTTCAGACTCTCTACCAAACTGTATTGCACGTACTTCACGCAAGTACTCTTGGTATGTTTGTCCTACGGTTTTTACTTCTGTCATTATTTATCTCCTGCATAAGTGATAGGGAATCCATAACAGTCAAATTCAGTGTCTTTAAGTGGAACTTCTTCAAGCTCATAGTTAAATTCATACTTATCACCACAGCAATAAGTGAATGACTTGAACTTGTTTTCATCAACATCATAGTATTGAATCTGTTCATGCCCTACAACTACTCGTCTTACTTGAGCCAAGATTGTTTCAGCCAAAGGTGACTTGAAAGTTTTAGTTTCCCCATCAACTTCAATCTTGAGGTTCATTTTAGGAACTTTAATAGTAGCCATTAAACGTGCTCCTTCCTTGCATAATTATATTCACATTATAACAAAAAGAGGTAGGGAGTCAACCCTACCACAACTAAATTAAAACTTGATGGTATCAATAACCTTGGCTGTACCATGCTCAAGCTTGTAATGGTTAATCAAGTCCATGATAGCTTCCATCTCAAATGGATCAAAAGTAGCATCAAAGTCATTGATAAACTCATCTTCCTTGATATGGACAGTTCCACGGACTTCAGGCTTACCACCTTTACCTTTACCAATCACAAAGCCTACAATGTAGTTAGCATAGATGTGTCCAGTAGATTGTTCCATAAGAGCACGTTGGTCAACCACAAAGGTATATACCTTTTCAGTCTTACCATCACCTAAATCTTGGTCAACCACTTTCACACGGTTGTCAAAGGCAATTTCAACATTCACAGCGTATGATGTACGTGGAGTACGAAGCATATTACCTGATACCCCAATAGTAGGGATCTTTTGTGCTACGTTTTCTGTACCACCATTGATAAGAACCTCAGCATCAAGGTCAGTCAAGTCTGCATATTTACGCAGTGTGTACACAGGTTTTCCATTGCGTACATACTCAGGCATAATTTCTTTACGCTTAGTATCTAAGAATCCAAGTACATCACCAAGTACTTCAGTCATTTAATCTTCCTCCATGCCTGTACATATCCTTCAAGGAGTTTGTACTAGGTTTATCTTTAGCTTCAATAGCCTTCTGTTGCTTTTCAGGTGTTAGGAGTTCATACTCATAAGGTTCAGGAACTCCCCAATCAGTAACATACTTACCTTTTGCTTCTTCATCTAGGTTAAGATAGTCATTATAGCTCTTAAAGGCATTATTATTGACTAGCTTAGCATAATACACAGTCACGTCAGGGTAGTACATCTGATCTGCTACATAGTGGTAGTCCATCCTGTACTCTTTAACCACAGCAAGAACTTTTTCCTCTATGTCATCAAGGTTGATAGCTACCATGTCCTCATAAGCAAGTCCATGGTAGTCATCTCTCTCTTTTATCTTTCCATTAACCCAAGCCCAGTTGTACCTTACTAGGTAACTAACCAGCTTGAAAAAATGAAGGGTTGTTATTGATGATCTTTGTGCAAGTCTCAATCAATGAAGTATCAGTGATATATTGCATCAAGTGATCAGGAATACCAAGAACAGTACCTACAAGCTTCTCACAGGCATCAATCACATCATCATCAAAGACTTCATAGACTTTAAGCAGATCATCCACAGTGTAGATCTCTGAGTCTCCATCTTCATTGAATTTTGTAAATGCCATAGTGATTACTGAAGCATAGCTACGAACCTTACGTGCAATACGAGCTGTAATGAACTTCTGGTCAGCATTAACAAATTGCTTATATGCTGTACCATCCATTACACGTTCAGCAGTTGCAGGTGTAGCACTTGTCACAGGAAGCCATAACTCCACTGTGTAGTTCTTAGGATCAATAGATTGAACCTTAGAAGGATCACCATTCACAACACTTGTGGTAGGTGTTTCAATAGCCACTGGTGCATCTGATTTAGTTGCATCAATAACTTTCTCCTGCATCTTAGCAAGTTCATCAATCGTCAAAATTTTGTCTGACATTTTATACTCCTACACAATTAAGTTTTTAGCTAAATAAGCATCAGCCATTCGCTGGTCAACATTCTTCAAGCGTTCATACACATCAAGGATGTAAAGGTCATTGTTGTAGTTATAGCTATTAGTAAACTCATAGCTATCAAACTTGATATGCTCTTTCAGTCCTGTAGTATGTTGAAGCAAGTGCACAATCTGTCCAAGGAAGTGGTCTCGCATTGGAATGATTGTGTTCTTCATAGCGTTATCAATGATGCTGTAAGTACCAATATTTGATACTGTTTTATTCAAGTCAAACAGTCTAGCAGGTACTCCAAACATCTGACAGATAATAGCTGGAACATACTGTGATAAGTAGTCCAGGAAGTCAGTTGCTTTAGTATCACGCTCTAGCTGTTCTAGGTTTTGGAAGTTGCCTGAATACACAATAGCATCATTGAACTCAGTCTCAGAAAGCTTCTCAGCAAAGGCGTTCATGTCCTCAACAATCTTCTGAGTACGTTCTGCCTTAGCAGTTCTACCCATGTCAAGTAACTCTCCACTAGAGAAAGCAGAACCTTGCTCTACACTTTCCTCAATCTGCTCTTCCAAGGTATCTTTAGCTTGTAAAGCAATAGTACCAATACCATTTCTTGAAATATCGTAGTTCATACGGTTAAGGATATTCAGAATAAGCTCTACACGTTTTCTATCCTTAAGCAATGGACTCATACAGAATACCTGTGATGTATCTAGTCTGACACAAGCGAACTCATCACTAGTCACAACCATTACATCATTTTTATACTTCTCAGGATCTTTAAGGATTTCTTTAATATCATCCTCTGAGTAGTCAGATGCTACTCTAGGGTTTCCTGTTTTCTGTACATAAGGTGTTCTGTAGTAGTCACCCTTCTTGATAAGATAAGTCAAGTTTTGTCTTAACACAGGTATCTTAGGGTAGTCAATAACACAAGCGAGGATATCCTTAGGGTGAATCCCTACAAGACCATCTTTTGTGGCAAGAATACCATAGTAACCATATTTTCTATATCCTTTAGCTACCTGCTTCAGTACATCATAGTTTCTCTGACCATTAAAGTTATGACCATAGAGGAATTTTCTCAACTCCTCATCCTTACTGAAGTCATCAGTAGTAAGTGAGTTGGTGAACATGTAATTAACAATGTTATCTAGGATGTAATCAACATCAGGAAGATCAAGAGCCAGTTGCTCAATCTCTTCTAGATTTTCATTGATAGATGTTCCTCTGAATCCTGTACTTGAATAGATCAATCTGTCCTTGTAGTCAGCAAGGAAGTGCCTATCCATTGCACATTGACCACCACAGTCATCTTTCTTACACTTTCCACAAGTCATTATGACCCTCCTAAGTAATAAAGCTCAGCCACATGGAGAGAAAGCAATACACTATCCAGTTCGTCAGGAGACTGTCTAAGTAGCTTCTTGATCTCTGCCTTAGGTCTGATCTTAACTTTTCTGTCCTCAGGTCTTTGAACCTCAGACACAAATGACATCTGCCTTGAAATAGCATCCCACACTTTTCTCACAAATGAAACCCTTTGTGCTTCCATCATACCTCTCAACATTAGGTGCATTTCAGCCCTTCTGTTGAAAGCATATTCAGCACTTGGATCTTTACCAATGATCTTGATCTCAGTAGGTTTACCACCAAAGTTTATGTCATACACAGGGCATTTAAGCTGTCCTGACAACCTTCTCATCTTGAGAGGCTGTACAATGTGTGCTCCACCACCAGCATCTATGCCGATAGCTTTCACATTGAGTTGATTGGCAATGGTCACAATCTTATTGACAATTTCAATAGCTGTGACACCATCAATCCACTCTTTAGGCTTAATGTCCATTGTATCAATAGCTGTGAAGTGATTAGACTTGTCCACAGAAGAGATAGTAACCTGAATAGAGTCCGCACCTTTATAGGCACTATCCACTCCAAGAAAGAACTCCAAGCCTTCTGCTTTCATGTCAAAATCATCAAGAATATCAGGTGAGGCATCAAAGAATGAAGATCTCTCAGTAGGGAACTCACACAGAAGGTTTTCTCGAATAGAATCTTCTGTAATTGTGAACTGAGATCTCATCAACTCATCCTTGGTGTACCTGATGCTTCCCTCCTCCATTGCTGTAACCACATCCAGCCACATAACAAATTCATCATCAGCAAGGTCTTCATTGGTCATGAAGTCATAAAAACTATTCAATGACCGTGGGTTAGAGATTAGGTACATAATCAACTTACGACCATCATCTGACTCAAATTCTCTACGACCCATGTGACCAAGGGCAATAGGTGAGATGTCAGAAGCTTCATCCCCAAACATGTTTCCTCCACGACCAATAACGTGGATTTTAGATGGATCAGTGTAGTTACTACCTGCGGATAGACCCTCTAACTTACCACCATTTCTGAATGTGAACCCTTCACTAGAGAATGATGATAAACCACGCTTTAGTCGCTTATCCACTGAGGTGACATCCTTTTCATCAAAGGACAACATAGCCTTCACATCAGGGTGAGCGTTCACTAGGATTTCCCTAGCATGCTGGATGATAATTCCTGAATACTCTTGTGTTGATCCTACAGCATAGCAGTTCTCACCTTCATAGGCAAAATGGTTTGACATAATGCCACAGAGGAAGGACTTACCATACCGAGGAGTAGCCACACAGTATCCTGTTTTGAAGTCTCCACTAAGGAACGCTCCAAATTGCACAGCTTGAGACCACCATAGCTCTAAGTTAAACTCAGATAATGCTGTGGTGAACCCAAGCTTGTAATATTCTAATTCTTTTTCTAAACCAAACCTCTCACGAATGGTATTTCGCTTAAAGTGTTTTGGTATTTTTCCCTTCACAGCATCTTTCAGTTGATCCTGTGGAGTTACTTGATCCAAAAGGATTGATAGCTTCTCCTTGTTGGATAAAACCTTACGCTTTTGAGTAAGTAACCCAACATCTGCATCTTGGATGTGCATAAACAGTATCTCCTCCTGTGTAATCAAGACTTTCTGAGATCTGAACTGAAGGAGCTACAGCCTGGAAGCTTTCATCCACAGGAATGGTCAAACCATCCATAGCCTTACAGATAGGGCATGTTCGCTTATCACCTACAGCGTTCCATGTTTTCATGAGCTGTTCACCTGTGATGTCTCCAAAGAGTTTAGCACTTTGCACAGAAGCTTTCTCAATTCCCATCTGTGTCTCACTTAAAGCAAGACGGTCAATGTTAGACCAATAGGACTTGTAGATCTCATCCTTGCTCTGAGTGTCCTTGTTCTCGTTCACAAGCTTCTTAAGGTCTTTTACATGACCATCAAGAATTTCTCTTAGTCTTCCACGATTACTTCTCACAAAAGAAGAAGTATCAACACCATTTCTCAGATTTATTAGATCCTGTGGATAGATATTGTACCCTAAGGCATCCAAGATGTAATCAATCTCATCTAGGAATGTCGAAGAGTACATATCCACAAGGTAGTCAATGACAGCATCTTCAGCAATCAAATAATCACCATCATAGATCACTGAGGATGCAAATGTCTCTAATAAAACCAAAAGATCAGGATAATAGCTATCAAAAACCTTATTTCTAGGGTTCTTCTTAGTCATTCATATCTCCAAACAACTCATCAAGCTTAGCTTTAGTATAATTCTTAAGCTCCTCAACACCATCCTTGGTATCGTGGTTGACATTGACAGTAGTTTGAGTTGCTTTACCCTCAATACGGTCAGCCCACTCCTTACGCTCATAGTTATCTTCAAAACTAGCCATAATTTGAAGCATAGCATTTTTAGCCACAGGAGTTGCAGGAGGGATTGAGTTATAAACCTCAAAGCCTATCTTACTCACAAGAACTTCATCTACGTCTACTAGCCCCCAACGCATTTGATAAAGCTTCAGTGAGTCCTCATCCAAAAGACTGAGTTCTCGCATTGTTTCAGAGTAAAGTTTACCAGTTCTAGCCATACTAGCAAACCTCCAAAATTTGATATACACAGCGGAGGAATTGAACCTCGACTCGTCCTTCCCACAGTTTTATGAGACAGGTTTAGAAGACCTGTGTGGTTACGCTGTGCTAAATATGGGGATTAACCCCTAGGAGACATAAAATACCATGATAAGCCCCTGACAGGATTTGAACCTGCGAAAAATCATGAGGTTGCAACTCATTGCCTTACCACTTGGCTACAAGGGCAGAGGGAGGTGAGAGGGAAAAATACCAACAAAAACCTCTCACTCACCATGAAACAAACACCGCTCACAATGAGCAATCTATCCTAGCACACAGAAAGGAATAGGTGTACCTGATAATTAGTATATCAGATTAAGGTTTCCTTGTCAACCCCTTTTTGGAAATAAATTCCTAAAAGTATTGCTTCTGCATCATCATCACATTCAACCTCATAACCTAGCTCTCCACAAAGCTCGATAGCCTTAGCTTTTGCATCAGCTCTTTTACCGTTTAGCTTAAATTCTTTTCTCCACACAGTTGGGAATACAAACTTAACCTCTTGATCTTTTAGCTCTCTTAAAACCATACCTTGCACCTGTGCTAATTTCACAAGAGTTGCCTGATTACTTAAAACTTTTAGCTCTTCAATTCCGACTAAATCAAATTTGCCATATTTCTCACAGAGTAATCTCACAAACTCTGCCATGTAGTTACCTCTCACAAGAAGGTCTTCGTCTGTGCTTTTAATCACACCATAATCAATTAATTTTTCGTCTTCAAAAACTGCATATCCTGAACTTTTTGTGCTTAGATCTAAACTTAGAATTTTCATGTTAATAATCTTAGCACAAGAGTGAAAATCTGTCAACAACCCTTTTGTGTTTTATCTGTACATAAATGATTCACATATATAATTAACTTACTTAACCTTAATACTTAATGATTAATACTTAAGTACTTAACTACTAAGTAACTAAGTAGTTAAGTAATAAATTATATATATAAATCATTCTTCAGTAAAGATAGACATCCAGGAAACAACATCATCTCAGAGGAATACTTTCAAGCTTCTGTGGAATTGGAAGGAAAGAGAGTAGCCAATGGAAGCCTTAAGCAGAATGTTAAAGACCTTGTGAAATTGCACTATGGTGATGATATCACAGAGATAGAATACTCTAGAAGTCCTCTTAGAGACTACTATCACCTGTGCACAGAAGAGTTAAGTCACAGTGAGCTAGGAAAGCTTTACTTTAACCTAATGAGCATGACTTACAAAGGAATGGAATTGGTTGATCTTGTGTATAAAGAAAATGGAGCACAAGCAGTAGCCAACTTCCTCTATAGCGCTAAGTATAACTATTTCCACAGGGTAAGCATTGAGGATTATGAATATTACAACCCTATTCCTTTTAGATTTTTCCTTAGCTTAGATCACAAGAAGTTTATGCCTAAGTCTTCACAGGAGATGTTATTCTATGAAAAGATAGTCAGCCCTAGAGCTTATGGTAAGTTTGTAGCCTTAAGCACAAAGAGGATGGATAGATACAGAGATAGATATTCACGCTACCTTAATCGCTACTTTACCACAGAGGACTTCACAGCCAAGTTTAGATTCAATGCTAACTTCACAAAGATGGTCACAAGAAAGATTATCATGAAAGATAAGCTTCAGACCTTAGACGAATGGTTAAGCCTTTACAACCTTACTCCTATCGAGTATTATTCATGCTTTAGTATTAAGTCTGACACAGTAACTCCTCGTATGGAGCTCATCTGTAGCAAAGCAGGAATGGACACAAGAAGATTTATCTTTAACTCCTTAATCCTTAGCCTTGAGAAGCATATAGCCAATCCTTTCTATGGTGAGAAAGGTCATGCTAATCCTGAGAGGTCAATAGCGATTAGTCATAGTAAATTTTTAAAGGAAACTGAAGGAACTCCTTCTTTCTAATCTACCTGGGTAACATTTAAGTTACCCTTTTTATTTTACTTGGGTAACTAATAGTAAACCCTATTTTAACCTTAAAAATTTATGCTGGTATTTTTGGAATGTATTTTTCAACCTTCTTTTTTCAATAATGAAAGAGGGTTGGTTATGGAGGAATGTAACCTTATTTTAACAGAGGTGAATAGGTAAGTAACCTCAAGGGATTGGACTAGTTTCAACCCTGTTTTTAACTACTATTTTATATTGGTGAATAGAGATGAACCTAACCCCTTTTTCAACTATAAAATTATGCTGGTGAATAGGTAAACCAAGCCCCCCTCCCTGCCTCCTCATTTTTTAATCGACCTAACATTTTTCCATTTTTAAACACTTCCTTTCAACCCTTTTCTTCCTTTCCTTGCTAGCTTTTAGAAAAATATGCAAAAAATGAATAAAGTGAATGAAATATGCATTTTCCACCCATTCTACCCATTCCTTACCCATCCTTAACTGTACTATCTACCCTCTCATTCATCCATACAAAAAAGCAACCATTAAATGATTGCTTAATCCTCCCAACGCTTATTAATAGCCCACTCACTGAATATCACTACCTTATCCCCATCTAGTTGATGGATAGCTTCCTTGATATGTCTACTGTACATAGCTCCGCTATCAATAATAACTTGATAGCTATTACCTCCTGTGATTAGTATAAGGTCTTCTTCATCTACCATATGAGAGTAGAGTACAGAAGTCCTCTTCTTTCTACCTTCCCTATAGGTGAGTTGATTACCTTCAATCCTGATAGATTGGTTGAAGCTATTGCTTATTTCAATAATCTTTACCATAGCTTAGCTACTCCTTTATATATTATTCTCTACCTATATTATATCAAAAAAGGGTTTACTTTACAAGCATTATCTTTCTTTCTTTTCTTCTTTCTTTCTTCCTCTTTCTTGCTCACTTACTTTCTAATTATGAATAGATAAAATTAAATATATAATTGCTAAAAAGCTAAAAAATTTTAAAAGAAGATAAAAAAATTAACAAAAAAGGGTTGACTTTTATTCTAGTAGTGATATAATTAATACATAGGGTTGAGAGAGATACAACCTAGGAGCTATCAAGATTCAAGTTACTACCTTCTTAGGATAAGGAGCATAGGACTTGTGAGACAAGCCAAAAATTGAGCAAAGCTCAATTATCTCACTATTAAAATCTTAAGGAGATAGGTAAAATGACCTATAAATTTAATTACAACAGCGCAGAACTTTACATCAGTAAGTACAACACTTATGGATCAAGATTCTTCCTACTTGTGGATATTGAAAATAATACAATGTTTACAGGATGGACGGCTTCCACTGTAGCTACTCCACGCTGGGCAAACTACTTTGTACTAGAAAATACTACACAAAAAGAAGTTAAGCGTATTTTTGAACACAAGAAAGCCCTTGGTTATGTTGAGCTTAACCCAGATGAATTTCAGGAGGCTCTTAAAAATGGGAGAGTATAAAAAGCTTACATTCTTAAATGTTTCAATTTCTAAAGAGAAAGTAACAGTTTTTACTGAAAAAGAGACTTTACTTTCTACTAACAACAACATTCAAGCATATAACAAGCTATATAAAGCCCTAGAAGGTCAAGAAGCAGATATCTATATCTTGGATCATTGGGGCAAGAAAATAGGCTCATCTGTGGATAAAAATAGTTTTATGGGTATACTTAGAAGATGGTTTGAAAACTAACTTATACAATCGCCTTGGTAACTTGGAAACAACGGTTACACTTTAAGTTAAATTTTAAAATCAATGGAGAAATAAAAATGTCTAAAACACTACAAAATATCATTGAAAAAGCAGTATCTAAGGGATATGCAAACAAAAATGCTCGCATGTGGTTAGGTTATGGTTATGGAGAGCTAGAAAGCCAATGGCAAGCCCATTACAATAAAGAAACTGATACTTTTGAGCTTGACCATTGGGGAACTAACATCATTATTTTAGAACAATTCAGTACTTTCCCACTAGTAGCCCATATCTATGGACAAAGTAAAAGTGACCGTGATGCACTTGTTCAATTATTCAACTATTGTGGAAGAAATGACTTCCATGTTAGCTATCGCCCATCAAAAGATGAATTTTATGTGAAAGCCCAATTTGTAGGCAAGAAAACATTAGAAGATTATATCATTTAAGGAGAAAAACAATGAAAAAAGCATTATTTACTATTCTACTTGCTTGTGTGTTAGGTTTAAATATCTACACACTTGCTAAAGTAACCACTTTTACAGCTAAAGAGCAAGAAAAGCAGGAATTTGTTCAAAACTACACACTTAAAGACAAGCAAATTCTAGATGCTTATATTGAAAATGGGGATCACAAGCTTGTTATTTGGTCAGAAGCCAAAAAGAGCAAGTTAGTTGTTACAGTAGCCGAAAATGTTTGGAAGTTATCTATAATTGGGAAGGTATATCATGGAAAGATTTAACAGGATTTTACTGAATATACTCTATATAGGAATTTTCTTCAGTACTTTTGCTATAATGTTCATTTTCAAGGCTGGAAATGATTTATCTAATGTATATGATAGATTAGAGAAAGAAAAACAAGAAACTATAGTGAAAAACCCTAATCCTTCAGACTGTGAGATTGTAGGGAAAACTGATGACGGAGAATATTTACAATTCATTTTGTGGGATTCTCAAACACAAAAAGAACACAAAATACACGTACACCCTAGTGATTATGACCTTTATAAAATAGGTGATATCTACTATACTGATAAAGATACAATAAATTAAAATCAAAGGAGAAAACTAAAATGAAAAACACTAAAAAACGCAAGTTAAACTTTAAAAAACTATTTATTTACTACTCAAATGTATTTGTAATCTTTTCCATTGCATTACATCCTGTATTAGACTACTCTTTTCGCTTGTTCCTTCTCTTCTACTGTGCTGTATATGTTCTGTGGACTTTTGTAGATATCACAAGTGAGGCTCACAAGCTATGATACAGGAAACAGTAGACAAAGTAGTACAATTCATAGGGCAAAATAACTACTTTCACGCTCCTTATCTTGACTTCCTAGGGGTTTATATCCTTGGGGAGTCTTGGGATTGGTTAGAGAAAGGAGACAAGGTTATTTTGATTAAAGCTTATGAAAATAATCATGACTATCTTATTTTAAACAAGCTAGGTGAAGAGGTAAGGCTGAAATACATTAATGCATGTACTTTCCAGCCTCTTCTCATTCCTGAAAACTTAAAATTTTATCTAGGGGGTTAGATGATTAACTTAACAGGTCACAATATAAATATCTGTGATCATAAGGGTAACGTTTACAAGATTATCCCAAAAAGTAAGCTTACCCTAAGAGCATATACAAGCTACAAAACTATCAAGGAACTTGAGGGAGTACCTATTGATATTATTGATTATACTATCACAGATCCTTTACCTGTGATTAAAAGCTTAATAGAAAATAATCAGTATATCATTGTAAGCAAGATCACAGCAGAAGCATTAAAGAAAAAAGGGATCACTAAGGGGGTACTAATCACAGGAAGAAAATTCTATTTAGATAATGCCCTAATAGGAGTTAGGGGGTTAAGTCTATATGAATGAAATTAAAATCAAGGGAAGTTATTCAGAAACGCTGAAATACTTACAGGAAAATCTAGATCCTGAGGAGTTGAAAGGTTATAAATACTTTAAACCATTACAGGAGATACAGAAAAGAGCCTTAAAAGAGTCACTAGGAAAGCCTTATATAGATCCTATTTGTGACTTTATAATTAAAACTAGATTAGTTGGTAAAGTTAAGGATGAAGGTATTATAGACGCTTTAAAATATTCTTATATTGAAGTAAGCCGATTCATTGAGGATAAATACACAGATAAAATCTTAGATTCCTATGGAAAAGAGGTTATCTACCCTAATCTTGTGCATTTTAGTCCTTTAGGGGATATTAAAGCACAGCTGTTAGAATATAAGAGAGGTGAGGCTGAAGATAAAGCACATCATTTATTTAGAAACCGTTCCTTGAATGATAGATATGAAAATATCACGTTTAAGGTGCTTTTAGAGAGCTACTACAGCGGTTTTGAGTATGAGGAAGGGAATAATACCCCCAGCCTTAAAAAACAGCTTACAAGCCAAAATATAGCCTTTAAAGAGGATCATTTGAAGATCTGGGGAGAAGTGAAAGCATGGTTTGAAAACTACTACACAGGTAAACCTAATTTTCATAAAGGTTATCACTACAGAACCTTAATTTATGATTATTTTGATGATAAAATTGAAGATATTTCTAAAAAGTGGGCTTTCTGTGGTTCTTGTCATGCTGAAAGGAAAACAGGAAGTGATACTCCTAAAATTTTAGATGCTGTAGGTTATAAAATGTTGAAATTTTACTGTTTAGATGAAGAATATAACCTAATACCTTCCACACGTATTTATTACTATCAGGAAGGTGAAGATATAGCCTTTTCAGGAACATACACAAATTTTGGAAGTGGAGAGATGGCTAAAAGTGCTTATTCTTTCACAATAGCAATGATGTGTTTTGTCTTTTACTTAAAATTTGAGGATTTTAAAGAAATTGAGGGAATGAGTATAAACACAGGAGAGCTAGAAGATGTAGGAATACGTTTCTATGCCAATACATCACAGGATAGTAAATACAAGCAATTTGGTACAGCTGATATCCTTTCAGGTCTTCACTTGGATGCTGATGATTGCTTTCATATTTTAGGAGGTTAGGTAAAAGAAAAAGACCTCCTAAGAATTGAAAGGAAGTCTTTCTCTAATACACTGAATAGGATACACAGGAGATCGAAAGATCAACATGTATCAAAATAGTCCTTTGTTAAGAACTATAATACATTATACCACAAGTTGTGAAATTGTCAACAGGATAAACCTAAAATTTACAAATTTGTTGTATTTAATTGAAATTCTTTATCTGAGCATAGATGGGTTTTACTAACCTTATTTTATCTGAGCATTAATGATTTATATATATAATTATACTTTATATATATAATATATAGTTACTTAACTACTAAGTATATAACTACTAAGAAACTAGAAAAATAAATTTAAAAATTTTAAAGAAAAGTGTTGATTTTTTTAAATCATTGTGCTAAAATAGGGTTATACACTAATGAGGATGCCAAAAGCAACAGGAGATAAATAAATAAAATGAAAGTGAGACATTATTAATGTATATTAAAATTCCTATAAACCTTTTGCATGATAACCCTTTCAACTCAATCAATGAATGCATCTTTTATGCCTTCTGTGCTAGTCACACAGAGGATGAAACAATGACATTCAATTACAGTACTGAGACATTGCAAGAGGTTTTTCCTGTGTCTTCATCACAGCTTACAAGATATCTAACTAATTTAGTGGATCTAGGAATTGCTGAGAATAAAAGCTACCTTCTAGGATATGATGGATTGAAATTTTCAAAGAAAAGAAACTACAAAGTAAATACTAGCCTTTACTATGATAGTTTTAATTATGATGAAAATGGAAAAGCTAAAGATTATCTAAACCTTAATCTAGGATGGATTATGCTTTACGGAATGAGCTTAAAAACAGCTCTAGTGCTTGCTTTTCTGTGGACATATTATATCTATCTAGGTATGCCTAGCCAACAGTACCTAAACACAGCAAACATTATGGAGATGACAAGTATTAAGGATCGTAGAACTATCTATAAAGCCCTTGATCAACTCATTGCTCTAGGTATCATCACAGAGAAAGCATCAGATGAAAGATACTTTAGATTGATTGAACTGAATAAGGATAGATGTTTGTGTAATTCTACATTTGATGTTCATGAAACACTTGCTCATGTAGATTGCTATTTTCTAGACATTATCAAAGGAAAGTCAAAAAGGTTTATTAATTCACTTAAAAGTTACCTGAAAGAAGCTTCTTCTAGATTAGGTGATGTTCTTTGGTATCCTTACAGTATCTTGATTGGTGAATTGCCTGAAAGGTTTAAGTTTAAACCTGTGAATGAATGGAGATTTATAGAGTAGATGAGTAAAGAATTTTTAGATCTTCTGAAAAGGAACTACACAGAAGATGACTTGATTCCCTTTTGTGTGAATAAGAAATTTTACATCCAAAAACACCCTGAGGAAAGGTTTAGTAGGGAGTTTGAAGAACATAAGTATAAAATTAAATTTATTCCTTCACAAGTTAAAGCCTTAAGGGATAAATTTGATCTATATATCTGCTTCACACCTGTTAAGAATAACAAACGTGAAAAGATTAATGCAAAAGATAGCTTCATCATTGCACAAGACATTGATGGAGTACCTATTCCTGAGGATCTTCCACCTTCTTATTATTGGGAAACAAGCCCAGGAAAGTACCAAGGTGTTTGGGTTTTAGATAATAAAGTAACTCCACAGGAACAGGAGATCATCTGTAAAAAACTGATAAAGAAATACAACTTTGACCCTTGTGGATCTGACATTGTGCATTTATACCGTATTCCAGGAACATGTAATCACAAGTATGCTAGTACTTTCAAAGTCTCAGGTATGCAAGGAAAAGGTACAGTGTATAGGAAGCGTGAGATTATCAAGCATCTGAAGGATGTAGATATCACAGAAAGCGCAATAGTTAATAATGAGCCTATAGAATACAAAGAATATGATCTAGAAGAGCTACTTCTTGAATATTCTGTGAAGCAAGCATTTTATGATATTTTAGGGTCTGATAGGTCTGAATGGGCTTGGGATGTAGAAAGTAAAATGATTATCAATGGAGCAAGCAAGGAAGAAGTGAAATTTGTGCTTCTAAATGCTCCTGATTCAATGGCTAAGTTCACAGAGAAGACTGTAGATGCTGAAGTAAATAGAGTTTATGCTAAGGTTGAGGCTGAAGCTAAAGAGATTGAAGAAGAACTTGAAGATAGAGCCTCACTGAAGCGGTTAAGTAAAGCTCCTAAGGGAATTGTAAGGATTGAAGATACTGAGTTAAGAGGTAAGAAGCCACAGAAAGGTAAAGTCAATATCAAGCGTGTTGATGAGATTGAGCCTTTTGACCCTACTGATTTTTGGTTAATTGAAGATCTGTGGGAGAATAACTCAGTAGGGGTGATTGGAGCACCTTCCAAGTCATTCAAGTCAACTCTTACTCTTAACCTCGCATGTGCTGTAGCTACAGGAAAACCTTTTGATGGAAGGGAAGTGAAACAAGGTGCTGTATTAATCATTCAAGGTGAGAATAACCTCTCTATGGAACAGCACAAGATATATTCAATCACTGGTGAAACAGAATTGCCTATCTACTTTGTAGATGACAATATCACAATGGATCATATTTACAAGCTCAAGGATAGCATCCTAGAGTTGGGAGTTAAGCTCCTAATTATTGATCCTATGTATCTACTTTTCGGTTCAGGTGATATCAATAGGCATCAGGATATTGTCCTAAGGCTTGAAATGCTATCAAACCTGAGCAAGAAAACTAACTGCTCTATCATGTTAGTACACCACTCAAGGAAGCTTGAAAGAGGTGCTAAGATTCAAACCTCAGACATGTATGGTTCTGCATTTATTGAGGGTTGGTATGAGTCAATGATTCTTCTACAGCGACAATCCAATAATTCATCAAGGATGGTTACTTACTTCAGAAACCATAAATCAGGAGATGTTTACGATCTTGTGGTTGATGATAATATGGGATGTAAAGCTTATAAGAGAAATGATGACTCAGGATATGAGCCTGACAAAATGGAACTAACAAGACTAACTAAAAAAGAAAAGGAAAAATTTGAAAATGAAAACTAACAAAGTAACAATCTTAACAGTAGCTACACTTGCTACACTTGCACTTGCTAATAATGCTAAAGCTGATGCTCAGGATAGCCCTGTAAGCTCACAGGAAGCTCCTACAGCTCTTGTAACTAATCCAGAGGGTAATAATACCACTGAGGTTAAACAGCCCACAGAGATCACTAAAGAAGGCACAGAGATTACTGTGAAAAATCCTGAAGTTGTTATTGACCAATCTAAGGGTGAAGGAAAGTATCAAGAATTTACTGTAGAGTATAAAAATATCAAGTTTGCTGATGATATGCCTATTAATGCAGGTGATAAAGTAACAATGACTTTCCCTGAAGAGCTTAACTTCCAAACTAAGTATGAATTTGATGTTAAAAACCCTGAAGATGCTGTAGTAGGTAAGGCTTCTACTAATCCTGAAGATCGCACAGTAACCACTGTGTTTAATGACTACTTTACAAACCATCCATTGAACAAACAAATGAGTCTCAAACTTGATGCAAAATGGACTGACAAAGTAGAGTCAGGAAAACCTGTTTCTGTGAATTTTAATGGTACAGTTGTTACTGCTAACATTGGAAAAGAACAAGTAATTGGTAAAGATGAGCTGATTGCTAAGTGGGGATCACAGGATAAAGATGATCCTTCTGTGATTAACTGGACAGCCCGTGTGAACTATGCTAAGCGTGTTCTGAATTATGTAACCATCATTGACGAAATGAGTGAAAATCAAAAGTTAGTTGATAACTACTTTGAGATCAAAAACATTGAAAGTCTAGATCCTTGGATTGACAAGGGTGATGCTATGGATCTAGTAAAATCTATTAGTAAGTCAGATCATGGATTTACAATCAAGATGGATCGCTTGGATCACATGCTATACATCAATTATAAGACTAAACTTGTCAATGCTGTTAAGGATAGTGTTAATCCAACTAACAAAATTGAGTTGAAAGCAGAAACAGATGGAGCTACCTCATACAGCTATGTACAGCTGGTAGGAGGAAAAGGTGATGCCTCAGGTGAAAATAAACCAGTTTGGGAAATTCCAAATGATGCCCCTAAATATGAGAAACCTGAACTTCATATTCCTGAAGAACCAGTTAAACCTCATGAAGATCCTAAGACGCCTCCTGTGACTCCTGAAGATAAACCAAAAGTACCTTCAGAATCTCCTAAGGTTGAGCCTAAGAAGGAAGAAGTTAAGGTTGAAAACAAAGGTGAAGTTTCACATGAAACACCTGTAGAAACTTATAAAGCACCTATGCTTCCACAAACAGGATCAGAAGCTGGTGTAGCCCTTTCTGTGCTAGGTTTAACAGTTTTAAGCCTTACAGTAGCGTTTAAGAAAAAAGAAATCTAATATCAAGGGGTGAAATTCCCCTTGACTTTAAAATTTTGGAGAATTTAAGATGAAACTAGACGATTTAATTAAGTACTATGAAAATTTAGATCCTAATAATGGTGATGTTAATATTGGTTATGTTATTAATAACTTAAAAGAATTTAGAATTTTAAATAAGCCTCATGTAGATCAATTTATTGCTGATTGGTATGAAACATATAAAGATAATCTTGAATATAGCCTTTGGGAATGGATGAGGTATGAACCTAATAGAGAAAAAAATAAGAAGTTCTATTTATGGTTGAATGATGCCTCTAACAAACCTGTAGAAACTTTGGTAAAAATGAAGCTTTTTGGGTATAGTGTTGAGAAAGAGAAGAAGTATATTATCAAACTTAAAAACGTTCAAAAAGGCTCAGAAAGTTTTAAATTTGATAGGGTTATTGAAAAATGGTATTTTGGTTTTAATCAAGAGTCTAGCACAACACGTTTATATCACACCAAGGAAGATCTTGTAAATGCTGGCTTTGGATGGATGTTTAGTTGCCCAGGATTTGAGATTGAGGAGGTAGAGGAATGACAGTAGAACAATTTCTTGGATCTTTATCAAGCTTGATGTGGACTACATACTGGTCAGTTCTTGTGTACAAATGTGTTAGAAACAGGGAGAAGTGAAATGAAGAAAGAGAACTTTATTGAAACAATGGTAATCTCTATCTATATTGTATTGATACTCTTTGGAGGACTTCTTTACAAAAAGCTAGATGACACACAAAATGAATGGAAGCAAATTGTAGTTAAGCAAGGTGAGCACATTAAGAAGCTTGCTGAGCAGAATAAGGCTCAGGATGTTATCATTAACAAGCTCAATGCTGAGTACAATCTAAAGGGTAAAAAGAAATGAGTAGTGGTGGATGGTACAGATCCTGTACTTGGCTAGATGAGGCAAGCAAGAGGGAAGACCTTTCAGGAGTATTCTTTAGTATGATAGATGCCTACCTTAGACGTGTAGATATGTCTATCAGTGCTTACCTAAGTGAGCTACACAAGAGAGCCACAGGTAAGGAAATCAAGAATGGGGGAGCTTACTATTCTGTGAAGAAAGTAGCAGAAGGGAAGCGAATCCTGTTTCCTTACCTTGTGGATAACATGGTGGAAGTGTTTAGCAAGAAAGAGCGTGAATATCTTTGCTGGTACTATGTCAATACTAAAAAAGGAGATGTAAGGAGATCACAGCTCCTAGCAAGCTACTATGATAAGTATGAAGGGAGACATTCTCCTGAAATACCTGCAATTTTTGAAGACTGTTTTGTGACCTCTAAGGAAGAGGAAAAGGTTTCAGTTAAGAAGCTATCACAGAAAGAAAAACTAAGAAAAGAAATGAATCGTAAAGATATTTTAGAAAGGGCACTAGCTATTGAAATTGCTGAGGGAAGACTACACAAGAGTATTCCTTATGGTGAATTGAAGGCTACTTGGAAGTAAAGATGAAATATAATTTAAAGGAACAGTTATTTGATAAAATTAGAGGACTTGAATTTGTAAATCCTGATGAATACGGTGCTAAATACAATAGAGGTGTACGTGAGGCAAAGGCAAGAGTTGATTCTTTCTTTAATAAAGAGCTTGAACCTGAAGTACCCCAGTATGTAGCCGATTGGTATGAGGAGAATAAGAAAAACTTAGACTATAATATATGGAATTACATCATGGATTGGGAAGATACAGAAGAGGATAGTTTCAAAAGATGGGTAAATAATTCAAAAGATGCTTTTCAAACTATCATCAATATGCACCAATTTGGCTATAAGATTGAGAATGGGAAAAGTATCTTGTTAAGCTGATTCAAGGCGGTCAATATCTTTACACAGATCGTTCAGGAGAGACTTACTTTACTGCTTTTAGCCAATCTAACTACACAAAAAATAAACTTGAAGAGTTAAATCTTGAGTGGGTATTTGATTGTCCAGGAATTAACTTAGAAGAGGTAGAGTAATGGATAAGAAAGAGTTATAAAAGATGGACAAAAATTTGCTCTTGAGATTATGGAAGAATTATTTCCTGAGGATTATGAGGAGGAAGAAGAATGAGTAATTTATGGGAAGAAACTATTGAGTTTTTGAAAGAAAATGGTAAAACTTTTGAAGATGTACTTTTTATCCAGGGTAAAGACTTCAAGGTAACAAAAGAAAACTTTGAAATTGTAGCTAAGAAGACAGATTATGACTCAGGCTTTGGTGCTCAACATGTTGCCACAGACCTTGTGTTAGTTGGTGATGATTGGTGGATTGAAAGAGCTGAGTATGATGGATCTGAATGGTGGGAATTTAAAACTATCCCAACAGAGAAAGTTAAAGTTGTACCTATTCTTTACTTAGATAGAGGTATGTGGGATACTCTTTGTGAAATAAATGAGGTCAAGTTGTAATGAAATTTTTAATAGTTGGTCTTGAAAATAAAGAGGTAGGATTCCAAATTTTTATTATAAACATTTCTGAGATCATTCTAGTTGAGGAAGTGGATTTATTTAAAAATATATGTTTGAAGGTAACTTTAAAAGATGGTGGTATGCGATATATCAACCATGTAAGAGTTAGTGCTGGTAAACTAGTAGAGGTAAGTAGAGTTATGAATTTTTACAGGATTTTGGAGAAGTTTGATGCTTGATTTTTTATACATTACCTTAGGTTTTATATGGTTTGCTGGTATGGTAGGTACTGTGGCTAAGCTATACATATCTTGCTTGAAAGGAGAAAGTGATGAATGAGGAAGTAGTTGTAAGATATCACTTTATAGGTGGTGAAACTGTTGACTGTGAGTACACAGATAAAGAAATGTATTATTCTAGTCTAAATACCTTTGATTTGGGAGGTCTCCTTATCTTTGATAAAAAGGTAATCAACACAAGGAATGTTACCTATACAGAAATTATTAAAGAAAGAGTGATGAATATTGATAAATACTATTGATCTAAAATATCCTGTGTGTTTGGATATTGAAACAACAGGTCTTGATAGGTTTAGAGATGAAATTACTTCAATTCAGATTGGGTTTACAAATGTAGACCAAGGAAAATATGTGCGTAGGTTCTTCGATTGGAAGAAATTGGGAATGAAACGTGCTTTAATGCTTCTTACTAAGCTTAAGGATGCTAAGCTAGTCACACACAATGGAAAGTTTGACTTGCTCTTCCTTTATGTTAAGACAGGGATTGAGCTGAAGCTATGGGTTGATACCCTAGTAATGGCTCACGTTTGTGGAGAGGAAGAGCTAGGACTTAAGCCTTTAGTTAAGAAGTACTTTAAGGTAGACTATGATATCTCAAAAGAAGCTAAGACAGGAAAGATCACAGAGAAGTTTAAAGCTTATGGCTTGGATGATGTGTATTATCCTATGGAGCTGGTTAAGATCTTTAAGAAAAAGCTTAAGATCTATAGCCTTGAGAAAGTCTACAAGCATGAGATGAGAGCCTACAGTGCTTACCTTGAAGTTGAGAAGAATGGTATGCCTATCAGTCCTAGACGGCATGAGATAGCTAAGAAGCTTCAGGAGCAATATAAGCCTATCCTTGAAAGACTACTCACAGTAGGTAATATTAACTGGAACTCTACAGCACAGGTAGCTAAGATCCTCTTCACAGATAAGGATGTTCCTGTGTATGATGAGAAAGGTGAGAAGCTTCCTAACACCTATGAAGTGATTGAGTATACCTTCATGAATGATATAATCTATAGAGGTGAGTTTGACACACGTAAGGGAGCTACACTGTTCATGAATGAGTGGAAGGAAAAGAATCCTCACCTGTATGATATTAAGGTTAAGCTTAAACACAACTACGCCCCTGTGATTATTGGCTATGGTGTAGGGCTTAAGGCTATTGAGAAAACAGCTAAGGGAGTACCTTCAGTAAGCAGTGATGTGCTAGTAAACTATGTAGGTAATCCTGTAGTAGATGATCTACTAGAGTATCGCAGGTTGACTAAGTTAGAGACTTTCATTAAATCTTGGGAAGAAATTCAAGTAAATGATAGAATATACCCTAGCTTCAACATTACAGCACGTACAGGAAGAACTACATGCTCTAATCCGAACATTAGCTATTGCTGAGTGTTCTTTCACCGTAAGGTGTCAAAATAAACTACGTGAACTCAGGGAAACCCTTCACTAAGTGGGCAATCCTGAGCCAAGCCTTATAGGGATATAAGGAAGGTGCAACGACTAGGTAAAGTAATCTAGAACAGAAGAAATACCCAAGAGTGCGTAGCTCCTAGTTAACATAAGCTAAGGTAAGTGTTATAATTTATATAACAACTACCTTGGAGGACTTATGTATAAAGATAAAAATTATCTAAAAAGAAGGTTCATAGAAGAAAGAAAACCTGTTAAATTTATTGCACAAGAGTGTAACGTCAGCGTAAGCACTGTAGAAAACTACTTGAAAAAGTATAATCTAAAAAGAGGTAACATTAAGCACACTATAAATAGTGAAGCAGTAGACTTTACTTCCCCTGTGTTTAATTACTACTTAGGTCTTATAGCCACAGATGGTTACATGGACAAGAGAGTACCCAGGGTATCACTCAGATGTAAAAATCTAGGTTGTGACAAAGTTTTTAACAACTTGAAAGACTACTTTGGGTTTACTGGTGAAGTTAAACTTTACAGAGAGTGTTATGACTTATCAATAACATCTAAGTACCTCATAAGAGCATTAAATAGTGCAGGAATATCATCTTTAGGGAAAGTACATAATAAGTTTCCTGAAGACTTTTATGATGATGACTGTGCAAGAATGTACTTTAGAGGTCTACTTGATGGAGATGGTAATATCAAGATAACAGGTACATTTAGGATCACTATAACTAATAAAGACTTTCTTCTAGATATGTCAGAGTATCTAAACAAGAATATTGGTACTAACACAGTTGTGAAGCCTGATAGAAAATACTGGAAGATAGAAATGGTTAAAGCTGATAGTAAACTATTTCTTGATTGGGTGTATAAAGGCTATGAGCAATTTAGATTTTTGGATAAATATCACCGTTATTTGAATACTATCAACTAGGATGAAGATATAGTCTGAACTTACAGGATGATAAACTGTAAGAACTAGAGGATAAAGAGCCTCTAGGGTAACAATATGACAGCAAATTCCCCAAGATAAAAATGTAAGAAATTTGATTGAGGCTAGACATGGTTGGAAGATACTCGAAGTGGATCTATCACAAGTTGAATTGCGTGTAGCATCTATCTTTTCAGGAGATGAGAGTATGCAACATGCCTATCAGTCAGGGAGTGACTTGCACAGTAAAACTACTACACTTTTGTTTGGTGATACCTCAGAGATGAGTCCACAGGAGAAGAAGCGTAAGAGAACACAAGCTAAGTCTTGCTTCAGTGGTGATACAGAGATACTTACTGAGAATGGTTTTGTTGAGTTCAAGATGTATGATGGTATTACACCTGTAGCTCAGTATAATATTGAGACACAGGAGATCAGTTATGTTGATCCCTTAGACTTCAGAATGATACCAAACCAAAAAGTGTGTGTCTTTGAGAATGAAAACACTTCATTGAAGCTTACACCCAACCATGAATGTATTATACAAGTACAGAATGGTAGAAAGTATATGAAGAAAGTACCATTTGAAGATCTAGCAGGTCATGGTCAGTCTAAGTATGCTTGGGTAAATGCTGGGTACTACAAGTATGAAAAGTGCTGGTTCATAAAAGATGATATGACAAGGCTAGTTGCTTGTTTTGTGGCTGATGGATCTTATAGTGAATCAAAAACACAGATCAGGTTCGGTTTTACTAAGAAACGTAAAATTGAAAGATTCAGAAATATGGTTGATAGGCTTGGAGTTGACTATGATGAAAAAGTCCAAGGTAAACTTAAGGTAACCTATTTTACAATTTCTGACTTTGATTATGTGTGTAATATGAAACGCTATTGTACAGCAGATAAGACATTACTAAAGCCTGCTATGACTGAGCTAAACCCTCTTGTGTATTTAGAGGAAGCAAGTCATTGGGATGGTCATGTAAACCACACAAACCTTATTACAGTAAGCTCAACTAACCGATCAACTTTAGACTCTATGCAGATCATGGCTGTTCAATCAGGTGTGAGAGCAAGACTTTACAAGGTTAAGGATGAGCGAGATAATGTAAGTGATACATGGACTCTATCATATAATCTGAATAAAAAACCACTAAGTAGGTTTGAAAGTAAAGATATAGACCTAAGAACACACCATAACACTAACCATAATGTATACTGTGTTACTGTACCTGAGCATAATATTGTTATTAGGCATAATGGTAAAGTGTCTATCCAAGGAAACTGTAATTTTGGTTTTTTATATGGAATGTCTGCAAAAACATTCGTCCAGTATGCTAAAAATTTTGGGTTGAATATTACAGAAGAAGACTCAGAACACTTGCGAGAGAACTTCTTTAAAGCTTACCCAACATTGCTTACATGGCATGGAGATTGTATAAAATATGCACAAGCAAACGGCTACACATGGTCTCCTATAGGACGTAAACGTTTCTTGCCTGATATCAACTCTAGCAACTTCAAGCTAAGAGGTCAGGCAGAAAGACAATCCATAAACTCAGGGGTACAAGGATTCGCTTCAGACATGTGTACCAGTGCTTTAGCTGATATTGTGTTTAGTAAGGAAATTGACCATGATAGATGTATTGTATTAGGTTCTGTTCATGATGCTATTCTCTTTGAAATTAGAGATGATTATGTTGAGGAAGTAGCTCCTAAACTTAAGTATACTATGGAACATCCTTCTATCCTTGAAGGACTTGACATTCCAATACCAATTATTGCTGATGCTGAAGTTGCACAAGCATGGGGAGGATAAGAATGATAATCTTAGATAAGCCTGCTTATAGGCTTGATGAATACAAAGAGATCAGAGAGGCTAATCGCAGGTTTTTCAAGATTGACCCTGAGCACTACATAGACAAGCAGAATGATTGGGAAGACTTATACACAATCTCAATCAGAGGCACTGTGTATGTAATGGATGACTTCTTTAATGGTCTCAGATATATTAGAAAGCACTATGGTCAACCTGTGTCTAAGATGAGTAGCTTTGACCTAATCTTTAAGACTAAGCATGGACTACCTGAGGAGATTGACTACATGTACCGTAGATTCAGTAATGTCTACAAGACTGTGACTGACTATATTTCACAGACATGTTGCTTCTCTCATGTGGTCATTGATGAGCCTGAAAGGATAGAAAGGAGGATTGTTCATTATCCTGTGATTGATAGAACTGTCCCTCTGTGGTTAAGGGAAAAGATCATTTCAATCATTGATAATGGTTATGCAGAATGACTTATAATGTACTAGAGTTCTTTGATAGCCAGCTTAAGAGAGTACACAAATTTGCTACTTATGAAGAGGCTGAAAAGTTCCATGAAGAGATGCACAGAAAGACTAAAAGCACCTACTTCATTCGCTATAAAATGGATTTAAACAATGTATTCTAGGAGGAATAATGGTAAACAAAAGTAGCTCAGTAGGGATTACTGAGGATATTATCACAAACATCATGCACTTGGGAGCTAGTGAGTACCACTTGGAGATCCTTATTCGTAAATATGAGGATCAGATTAAGTTTTGGTATAATCTAGACAATCCTGAGTTTCAGACTGAAGAGGATAAAGTAGCTATCTATGACACAAAAGACAAGGTGTATCAAATTACACAGCTTCTTCAGACTACTACTGAACAGCGTAGAAAAGCTATGGAATTGCTTAAGTCACAGGCTAATGAGGAAGGAAACCCTGACATGTGGTGTCTCCTTAAACACGTTCTTGTGGCAACTATTACAGCGTTTGAGGCTTGGCAAGTAGACCTAGCCAATGATAAGGTTAAGTTTGCTTTCCTTGAGCAGTCACGTGTAGCAAACCAAGTTTTAGCTATCTTTTTAGGTTATGAAGTTACTCCATGTAGTGCTTGTTTAACAGATCAATTAAAAGAGGATGGTAAGTAATTACCGTCCTATGAGGAAATTTATGAACTATAAAGAAATTATTGAGGATGTTTTAAAAACAAAAAGTAAATCTAAACTTTGCAATGAGCTAGGTATCTCACAGTACTACCTTGATAAAATCCTTCAAGGTGAGGAAGTACCTGACCTAGTAAAAACTAAGATTGTCAACATGGTTACAAGTGAAACTGAGGATGAAGAAGTTATCTCAATCACCAAGACTGAAGAAGACTTCATCCTTGATGCACCTATTGACACTTTCCCTGATAAGGTTAACCGTATCTCCTACCTAAACTATGTTCTAAATAGCACAAAAGCAAACAAAAACCACTATTGGAGACAAGTGCTTACAAAAAATGGATCTAACACAGAAGAGGAAACTGTGGATCAGTTGGAGCGTATGGTAAATGCTATCCTAAAAGGTAACTGGAAAGTCAATGAAGAGGATGTACCTTACATGATTAAGCTTCCAAGTAATCACTATCTAACTAAAATGGTTGATGGATCTACAGGATGGTCACTTGTGCAAAATTTAAACACTGTGGTAGGAAGCAGTAAAGAAGAATTGCTTAAACAGTACCCTGAGTATGAAGATTTTATTGTGCAAGAACCTCTTAATGTTGTGAGCTTTAAGCCACAAGGTGAACATAGCAAGAAGTTTAAACCTCAGGCTAAAAAGAAAGGTTTTGTGATCCGAGATGCAAGAAAAAATTATTAATTATGCTCTTATCTTTGGATTCCTATTGTTGACCCTTTGCTGTTATGCCACTGTGACCTCACAGAAGGCTCAAATTGAGCGTTTAGAGTATCAGGTGGGTAAACTTAAGGGTGAGTTGAAACAGAACCATGAGGAGCTCAATAGCAAGGTCTATTCACTTGATATGAGATTCAAAGATATGGTTTATTATTTGGAAAATGGAGTAAGTAGAGGTGGATAATGACAACTTATAGTGTAAGTAGAGTAAAGACATTTTTGGAAAATCCTTGGAAGCATTGGTGTAAATACCTAGCAGGCTACAAGGAAAAGCAAGATCCTGAAGTAACACAGTACATGGATCGTGGAACATACTTCCATAGAGGAATGGAGCTTCTAGCACAAAGTAAGGGTAAGATGACTCAGGAAGACTTATATGCTAAGCTACGTGAGATCTATGCAGAGTCAGGTTTCTTAGAGGAAGCTAAACTTTCAGGAGAGCTTGCTATTGATCGCTACCTTTCAGAAGGTGAGCCTGTAGACTTTGAGAAAATCATTGAAACTGAACATCAAGTCTACTATGACCTACCTAATGGACATGAGTTCACAGGTATCATTGATGCTGTTATTCAGAATGATGATGGAACTGTGACCATTGTTGACTATAAGACTCACTCTACAGCTCCTACAGATGATGAATACCGTTATAGCCTTCAAGGTAACTTGTACATGTATGTATATACACAACTAGGCTACAATGTACGTGATATGATATTCGATTGTGTCAATCCTAAGATTAAGATCACAGGAAGAAATTATAAGCGTAAGACTATCCGCCTTGTGTATAATGAATACCGTACTAAAGACTTCTTTGACCAGTTTGTACATCTTGTAGACCTAATTGAGTCTGATCCTGAGTTTAAGCTATACATTCCAGGAAAAAGTGGACATAAGCCTGATGCCTATGATTACCTCTATAAAGTGTATATTGGTGAGATGATGGAAGACTTAGATGAATTTATTGAGAAAAATTTTCAAAAAAGGGTTGACAGTCCAACCCAAAAATGATAGAATAGCTTTGTTGGGTTATCCAGCAATACACTATAAGGAGGAATCAAATGATTAGGTTCATTTGGGCACAGGATGCTAATGGTTTGATTGGAAGTAAAGGAAAGATACCTTGGTACAATCGAGATGATCTTAACTACTTCAAGAATCAGACAACAGATGGCATTGTAGTAATGGGGAGTAGAACTTGGTTCTCTCTAGGATGCAAGCCACTTAAGAATCGTCATAACATTATCCTGACAAAAGAGGATGACATTAAAGGTTATGACCATGAGGATGTCTACATTGCTCACACAGCGGATGAAGTCATTGAGATTTATGAGAACTCTAGCCTAGATCTTTGGATCATTGGTGGAGCTATGACTTATAAGACTTTTGAGCCTTGGTGTGAGGAAGCTGTGGTAAGCACAGTTGAAGGTGAGTATAAAGGAGACACTTACTATAAGGGTCTAGAGAATAAGCTCACTGAGGATAATGTAGTAGTTACAATGAAAGGTGATGGTTTCACAGTGAAACATTATAAGGTGAAATGATGGTAACAGAAGATGCTTGTATCTTTTTATGCCTTGTATTTGGGTCTCTAACATGGATTATTGGTTATTTCATTGGAAAATGGAATAAAGAAGATAAACATGCAGACATAAAAGGTACAAAACTAAAACTCATTGAAGGTATTGATGGAGTTGCATCAGTACAGCTTACACCTATCCGCTATGTAGAACTTCTAACTAAGGAAGAAGAGTGCAATGAGTTGAAACTAGCTATTAAGAGGTTTGCAGATGAAACTCCTAAGGGAACTTAAAGACCTAGTGTCTCTAATGGGATGTGCTGTAGTGTCAGTAGCTTTACTAGCTATCACACTTAAGCTTATAGCTATTGTATGGAACTTTATTATGTCGTGGTAAAAGATGAAAGAAGATATTATTAACCCTAAGCGTTACACAGGTAATAAGCTAGAGTGCTGGGATTTTTGGATTTTAGCTGGTCTAAATCCACTAGTAGCTTCTGCTGTTAAGTATGTGTGGCGATACAAAGACAAGAATGGAGTAGAGGATCTTAAGAAGGCTCTTGTGTTCTTAGATAAAATGAGGAACACACCTCAGTCAGTTCTATACTTCACAGAAACTGAGTTCTTTGCAGATGAGTATTTACTCGAAAGCATGAGTGATACTCAGAGATTCATTGTAAACACATCTGTGCAAACAACTCATAGAGAATTATATATAATAGCTATTAGTGATATGAAGATGGCTATTAACTATTTAATTAACACAGAATATGGAGATGAAAGTGACTAACGCACAATTATTGATTTTTATCTTACTATTGCTTAATTTTCTCTTGGATCTCTACTACTTCTTTGAGAAGACAAGTAAGAAAACAGTTAAAATTAAGTATAAAGACAATGTAGCACACCTTGTGGATCTCACAAAAGGTGATTGGATTGACCTAGCTTCACCTAAGAGTATTGTTTACAAGAAAGGTGATCTAGTTCAGGTTGACTTTGGAGTAGCTATGGAGTTACCTCCTTACTATGAAGCTCATATTGCACCAAGATCAAGCCTATTTCAAAACACAGGCTTACTTCTTACAAATGGTGTAGGAGTTATTGATAACTCTTACTGTGGTGATGAAGATTATTGGGGAGCTAAGTTTTATGCTACACGTGATGGACTCATTGAAGAAGGACAACGCTTGTGTCAATTCAGAATTATTGAAAACCAACCTAATATCCATTTTAAAGAAGTTGACCACTTAGGTAATGAAAACCGTGGTGGTTATGGAAGCACAGGAAAGTAGGAACACATGAAATTACAAAAACTAACTAAAATTAAATTACACACACTGACAACATTCTATGGTGAACCTGGATCAAGTAAAACTACCTTCATCAATACACTCCCAGGAAAAGTATTGGTGATTGATACTGACCGTGGATTGGCTTCAGTAGATCCTGATGAGCGTTTTGCTGTAGCAGAATGTCACACATGGGATGATGTAGTAGAAGCTATGACTTATGCTAAAGGCTTTGATAGTATTGCTGTGGATCACTTCACAGGAGTGCAAGAGCTTCTTTATAAGCACCTTATGGAGAAAGCTTTAAGCAAGAAGATGACTCTTCCTATGTATGGTGAAGCATCAACTATCCTCAAAGGACTTATTGACGAACTTGTGGCTATATCCTATGCAGGTAAGAATGTGTATGTGATCTGCCAACAAAAATCAGTCAACCTTGAGGATGTTGTAGATGAAAACATTCCAGCAACTATCATCCCTAACTTGATGGAAAGTGTTGGCAAGTACCTTACAGCATCAAGTCGTGTTATTGGACACACTGAGCGAGTTACTAAGTCTAAAGTGGTTAAGGGTGTTAAAAAGACTAAGGATTTCTACCAAGTTCGTCTTTCAGGAAACCCTGCATATACATTGAAGGTAACACGTAAACCTGGACTATCAATTCCGGAAACTGTGACTAACCCTACTTGGGAAGCAATCGTAGGTTACACAGATGGAACAACTCAAGCTAAAGAAGCTAAAGCAAAAGAAACAAAAGAAGAAACTAAAGGAGAATAACTATGTCAAAACTATCATTTAAAGCAAAAGCACCTGAAGTCCGTGAATTTATCTACACACCTGGACGATATGAAGTACTTGTGGAAGCTGTAGAACAAGGAACTAACCAAAACACAGGAGCACTTTTCTACAAGTTTGTGCTTCGTGGTAACTTTGGTGAAAACCTTACAATGTTCAACTTGTTTGTACGTGACAATACTTATGGACAAGAACAACTCTACAAGATCATTGAAGCTGTAGGTCTTGATCCTAACTCAGATGATATTGACACAGATGATATTGTAGGTAAGTACATGGGAGTTGAGATCAAAGAAGGTGATCCTTACAATGGGAAACGGCAATTCAATGTACGTGACATCTTTGCTCTTGATGAAGAGGATGAAGATGGAGCAGAAGAAACCTCATCTTCAGATGATGATGATTGGGCAGATGCAGAATAATTAATGGTATCCCTAGTGGATACCTTACACAGAGTAGCTAGGATCTCCTTATAGATTACATTTTTATTTCGATTGCCAGCACTTGTGATTCCTACACTAGCTACTCTCTGTAAGGTATTTACTTTTTTGACAAGCCTAGTTAGTACAAAAAGACTTTCCATAGATATTTCTACACCCAAAGTTATTCTCACGATTAATGTTCCTATATATTTTTTGATTTCGCTTCTATTACCCAACTAACTAGGCTTCTTAAAGGAGTAAATATGAATAAACTTGAAGAGTTTAAGCTCTATGTGTTAAAGCGTAGAGATGCCTTTGAGCACAAGTACAGAATAGGTAACAAGACTGTAGGAGATCTTTATAGATATGATCTTCCTAACAATCTAAAATACCTTGATGACATGTCTCAAATGTTTATTAGAACACTAAACACAGCTAGAGTACCCCTTAGGGATAAGCTTCTTACTGTGTATGTGTATCGTTACATAGGTCATGAAAAGTATGTCAGAAGATGTACTAATGAACATGATGTTGTGACTATACACCAGCTTGAAAAGATAGCAACTAAGCTTAACTCAGCTAAGGCTAAGCTCTCTCCTAACTACAAGTCTCCTGCTATTCAGGTAATGACTAGAGAGCTTAATAGAGGAGAAAGGTTTCTTGCTTCCTGTGCAGATTTCATTGACAAGCTTCCTGATGATCTATTCTATGGATGGAAGTGTAGTGAGATCTATAGATACTATAATAAGAAGTGTGATGTGTATGGACTGAGTAAGTTCACAGCTTATAACCTAGCTACTGACCTAGCTTACATTAATGAGCTACACATTGAACTAGACTTTATTAATGGATGCTCACCTAGCATGAGAAAGATGTACCTTGAAATTGTAGAGAAGGACAGGTTTAATGCACAGGAGTATAAGAAGTTTGCTATTGACTTCATGAAGTGGTATCTAGATCAGCCTTTTGCAGATAGTAAAGAGAGGATCATTACCCCTAATGATGTAGGACACATGCTTGTGGCTTACTATAAGCTCACAAGAGGTATGTGCAAGATTAGATACCCTAAGAAGACTAGGGTTAAAGTTAGTGACTTGGTAATATCAAGGAGTATGTATGAATTTTATAAAGGTGTACCAAGTGAAACTGATTGATGAGCTTGGTAATTGTTACTATGATGAAACTATCTGTGGCTTTAAGAAGAGACAGAAGTTTATTAAGAAATGGTCAGGAGATGACCAGATTACTAGAGTTCAAAAAGGTGATATAACTATTTATATAAAGAACTGTGGAGAGGAGTTATGGTCGTATGAATGTTGATATTGAAAAGGTTAAGTTAGCAGAAGAACCTAAGTCATCACCAGCTAAGGCATCTGATGAGTATATCAAGCTAGAAAGAGAATTTGACAAGCTTACTGAAGCTATTAAGCTTTCTCACAGCACAAGAGAAAGAAAAGCTATGCGAGCAAGAAAAAAGAAGATCCGTGAACAACAGAACCTTCTTTACTATCAAATGCTTTACTCAGGCTACATTGAGTACACTCAGACTGTGCTAGGGTTATCTACACCACAAGCACTGTATAAGAGACTCAAGAAGCACAAGAAAAAATAAAGAGAGCAATTAAGCTCTCTTTTTTATTTTGGACAATTACAGTCATCCTTAGGAAGTTCTGTAAGTTTAAGACATTCAGGAGTATCTTGTGCATCCATGATAGGAGTGTACTCTAGCTTGAATTGGTGTACACGGAATACACCTGAAGAAGAGTTAGCAGGCTCTACTCTCACCTTGACGTGCTGACCAGCAGGAACAATAATACTATCAGACATCTCCATAGCACCATCTGAGATACCAGTCATCTGCCAGTGTACTCCACGGTTCTTTCTAAGGTCTTCAGTATACTGTTCTCCTGAGTGGTAAACTACAAGC